TGTCCTCGAAAATGTGTACGAGTCTGGGGGTAAAACCCCAGGTCAGAGGCACTGACGAAAAGTAAGCACCTCGAAATCCCTTGTGCCCCAACGCATCCCGTAGGATGAACCCCAGGGCCTAAACTGGCCCTGAGAGCGTTTCTGAGAGGAGATTTTCATGGCAGGCACCGGTCCAGCGCCGAAACCCGCGTCAGCGCGTCAGCGGCGAAATAAGACCTCATCCAGCGCGGTCCTGAAAGCGGTCGAGGACCCGGACATCCCGGATCTGCCCCCGGCCAGCGAATGGCTCGGCGGGATCGAGGACGAACTCGGCGACATGGAGGGTCGTCCCCGCGAGACCCGGGACTGGCCGAAACCGGTCGTGGCCTGGTGGAATGACATCTGGAGCTCCCCGATGTCGAGCGAGTTCCAGGACTCCGACATCCACGGCCTGTACCTCGCGTGTTTCTACCTCTCGCAGGTGCTCAACCCGTTCCTGAAGATGTCCGATCGCATCTCGGCGTCCAAGGCCTACGAGGTCCAGGTCCGCAACTTCGGCCTGAATCCCATGTCCCGCAGGAGCCTTCAGTGGGAGATCGAGCGCACCGAGGAGGCCCAGGACCGCGGCAAGAAGCGCCGGAGCAAGGCCAGTGCCGCCGCGAAGGACGCACCCGAGCCCGCGGACCCGCGTGGCGTCACCGAGGACGCGACCAACCCGTTCACCGTCGTGTCCTAGACTCGACCCCAGGACGTCGCTCCGGACGTGGTCCACCGGAACCCGAAGACCCCGTCTCCATCGCGAGGCGGGGTCTTTTTCATGGGTAACCGGTACCAGCAAAATGAAACGATTGACGCTCAATCCGACTTGGACGACCGTCCAGAACCCCGGATTTTCTCTCAGGTTTCTCTCAGCATTCCCGAGACATACTCTGACCTGCGGTTTTGCAGAGTCTCTCAGAAAAGCTACTTTCACAGTTACTAATTACCAGCGCTTCGAGCTGCATATTCAAGGACCGTAGTCGCTGTAGCCCAGAAAAGGGGTGGTGGCTCACTCCTGTAGAGAGAGCACTTTCACCCTAGTTGGCACGGTTGGAGGGCTCGTTAACCGTTACAACTTCTTCTCTACAGGAACCCTCAAATTAAAAAAAAGCTGCTACAAGAACTACGGTCTAAGAAATCCCAGGTGAGAAGACCGGTATATGGTGGTAACGGTTTTATAACTTTACAAAATCGTGCATTTGTCTACTACTTCTCAGTTAACGCTCAAACGTGAAAGTAGAGATTCCGAGTTGACACACAACCGGCACAACTCTAGGCTGGAGCCATGATTCTCCGCACTGAGACTCGCCCCGAGGGGGCTCGGATCAAGCTCGACTGCGATACCAAGTCCTGCTCGATGAAGGGGTGGATCACCATCCGCGACGTCGACCTCGAAGACCTCCCGAGACCGGAGGAGCGACCCCGGGGAAAGGTCCGGACTCGCCTCGCCCGACACGGGTGGACGACCTCGGTCGACACGACCCGAACCGACAACCGGACGTTCTGTCCTCTGCACTCGATCAAGGTCCCCGAAGACGAGATCGTCGAGACGCGACCGAGAGGGCGACCTCGGCTCGACGGGGCAGAGGAAACCACCGAAGAGACCCCGTCGCAGATGCGCAAAAGAATGCTTCGAGAAAAGAAGGCTCGCGCCGATCAACGGCGCGCGCAGGCCCGCAAGAAGTACCACGAGAAAAGGAACACTCAATGATCTCAGGAAACAGCGTCGCCGACACCGGTAAGGTGCGGGAGGTATTGCGTGACATCCTCCGGAACCTCCCGTTCAGCTTCGCCTACCCGATTCCGCCGAACATCGAACTGATCGTCGACCGGATCGCCTCCGACAATCGCATCGCGCTGTTCTCGAACGAGGGCAGCGACGCCGTGTCGAAGAAGGCCTTCGACGGACTGGGGGAAGAAAACCGCGATCGAATCCAGCAGATGTGGACCGACGGCGACGACAACTTCTTCGCGGCCCGCGAGGACCAGGTCAAGGCGGCGAACACCGTCACGAACGCGCTGGTTCGGGCCGCTGCGGAGTTCGGACCCTGGAAGTCGCAGGTGCAGTGGCGCAAGATCGCCCAGGCGCTCGTCACCCATCCGCGGCTGCTCATCCTGACCATCGACATGCTCTCCGACGAGGAGATCAAGGCGATCTACACCGCGATGGGTGACTCGAAGTTGCGCGTCGATGTCCGGCCGTGGGACGCCAAGGAATGGACGGAGTTTCAGGTCGAGCGAGAACGGCTCGTGTCCGAGAGGGACCGTGCGACGGCCGCTGTCGAGAAGGCCGAGAAGGAGCGCCGGGAGGCCGTCGAGACGCTCGCCCGCGAGCGCCGAGTCTGGGGAAACGCCAAACGGTGGGACAAGTCGATCATCGCCGACCTCGACGAGCAGATCCGCGCGTACCAGCGGCACCCGAAGCCGACGGGTCCGATCGTCGCCGACAGCGATCCCTTCGAGCGGATGCTGAAGAAGATCGACGAGGTGCGCGAGGGCGTGGACAAGATCCTGGCCGGTGGCGGAATGCCGAAACGCTTTGTCGCAGGCGAGATCCCGGACGGCCCGGTCGGGACGTTCATCGACGGCCGGGTCCACCTGGCGGTGAACCCCGACGGAACCACCGGCGAGGTCACCTTCGGCACGCCGACGATCTCCGACGAGGCCGCGATCGCTGAGCCCCAGGGGCGGGATCGGGCCGAGGACAACCTGATCCGGAAGGTGCGCGACGTCGTCGCCGCGGAGTTTGAACGAGAACTGTACGACCGGCATACGGGGTCGGCCGGGACCACCGGCTTCGACTTCGGCACGCTCATCGCCGAAACGCTGTTCGCCAACGACCTGATCAGCGTCTACGACGAGGTCGACCAGGAAGCGGTAGAAGAGCTGGTTGACGGCGAGACCGAGATCGTCGAGACGGCGATCGACGACCGGATCGACGTCAATCGCGGGGACCGCTGGCAGAACGAGATCTCGATGGCCCTCGACGGCCTGACCCCGGAGAGCGCGGGCAACACGGCCTACCGGCTGCGCACCTCGGCCCAGGCTGCCGAGGAGGTCCGGAAGCTGCGCGACGTCAACCGGGCGAAGGCCAGCGGGGACGAGTGGCGGCACGCGATCGGGATGGCCCTCAGGGTGAAGGAACCGATGGCGCTCGGGCTGGCCGAGGCGACGACGTCGATCCGGCGGCTGCAAGAGGACAGGGTCACGGTGACCAAAGACCGGGTCGAGATCCTGGGTGAGCCAGGGAAGGTCCGGTCGCTGGTCGAGGACGCCGTCCTGGGGGTGCTGAAGGACGACTACCTGCGCGAGCACGGGCACTCGGCCGGGAAGTCGTCCGAGCGGGCTGCGCGCATGGCTGTGATGGCCAACCAGGCGTGGTTCCGGCTCGCAGAGAACCTGGTCGACGACTGACCGGCCGACGTTAGCGCCGGGTGCCTGGGTACGCCAGCGCCCGGCGCTATGTCATTGCCTCATGAGCGTATGAAATCAACGGTTGACGTCAACTCTGAAAGTAATGTAGGGTGGAGCCATGCAGAACACACCACCGCCGGACGATGAGTTCGACACCGAAGCTCACGAATTGCTGGAGCGCTATCTCTTCGGCAACACACCCTCGGCCGAGGTCGAGCAGTTCCGGAGGCTGCGCGAGCAGGCGAGGATCGACGGACCGAACCTGGTCACCGAAATCCTCGCCGGTCGACTGACCCCCGCCCCGCTGACCGGGCCGACAGCACCGCCGGAGGGAATGGAACCCCTCGGGTTCACCGAAGAGAGCCCCGAAGTCTTCCCGATGCCCTTCAGCTCGGTGCAGTTCCGCTTTCCGCGACAGGCCGGAAAGACCGCGCTGCGCGAGCTCGTCGAGAAGGCCCGGACCGGGCATCTCACCCCCGAAGAGCTGGACCGGGCCAACGCCGCGTACCAGCATTTCGACGACGCGATGGCAAAGCTCGCGCGCGAAACGATCCCGCCGTTTCTCGACACGGTCCGAGGGCTGTTCCAGCAGGTTCAAACCACCTGGGCTGACATCCAGCCGTCGATCAAGGTGCTCGAAGAGTGGGCCGCGGACATGGAGCGCAAGCCCGTCCACCCCAAGGACGTTCGAGACGAGCGAGGGATCAAGCAGCCCTCGCCGGTGGCCCCCTTCTGGGCCGCGCGACCGAACGGCCGACGCCGATGAGCCGCGCGACCGAATGCGGGGACCGGAACTGGCGCAACGGCGCTGAGTGCGTGCTCCCCGAGGGGCATCCGGGGTGGCACGGCAACCTCACGAACTCGTCGTGGCCGGACGAGGAAGAGGACATCGCCGAGATCTATGGGTTCGGCCAGGGGGAGCCGGTCCAGACCGACGCCCCGAGCGCGCACGATCTCGTGATCGCTGATATGCGCCAGCGCAAGGCGTTTGGACTGGCGAAGTACGGCACCATCCTCCAGCACGACAACGGCCGCGATCACCTGCAAGACGCCTACGAGGAGGTGCTCGATCTCGCGGTGTACCTGCGCAACGAGATCGAGCAGCGGCGTACCGCGGCCGGAGACCAGGCCCCGAAGCACTGCAACAAGATCGCGCTCGACGGCGAGCGGTGCCTGCGCAGTCCTGGTCACGACGGCCGCTGCTACTCGCGGATGGCCACGCCGGAGAACGTTGCGAAGTGCCTGCGCCAGATGCCTGACGGCTCGAAGTGCCAACTGAAGATGAACCACGACATGCCCCACATCTCGAACACCTCCGAGGAGCTCTCATGACCGACATCACCCCGATCGACAGCGCACCTGTATTCACCCGTACGTCTACAGTGACCACCGTGACGGTGGAGGTCTCTGGCGTTCCCGACATCACGGGGTCGTTCCACTCGAAGCCGATCCGGCCGGACGGGGCCAAGCTCGTCTACCACGAGGCCGGGACCTGGCGAAACAACCCGGTGGTCTCCATCGAGGTCTCAGGGCCACAGGTACGCAAGGACGGCTCCGAGAGCAAGAATCGGAGCACGTTCACCGTCTGGCACGACCGGGTCGAGCCCTGGATGCTCGACATGATCGACGCCGTCCGGCCCTCGACGCACCCGAAGACCGACGACGAGGGCATCGGGTGACCGGCGAGACCATCGCGACCCTCGACGAGCTGGTCGACGGGCTGCCGGACATCTACGTCCCGGTCGTGACGGCGGTCTGGAGACACCGCGAAGGCGTGCGCGACATCGCCGAGCTCAGCGAGGCCGTAGACACGCTGTTTCGGGCGATGAACGACCTCCGAACGCTCGACGAGCACGACGCCGCCGACCTGCCGGACCACCCGGACAACTGGGGCCTGTGCGCGGCTGCCTGGGCCTCGGTGTACTGGAGCGAGGAGCGAGGTTTCGACCGGCCTTCGGACCGGGGTGCATTCTGGAAGTACATGCACGCTGGGGACCTCGGACGAGCGCTGGAGTTCCTGGTGATGCTCAACAATCAGACCGTCGACGAGATTCGGAGAAAACATGACTGACCTGGCCGTACGCTTCCTCTCGCTGATCGGGCCGATGTCGGCGCTGATCGTGCTCCTGCGGATCTTCGAGAGCGTGCCACTGTCGGAGTGGTGGCCGTTCCTGATCTTCACGATTGCGGTCAACGCGCTCACCGTGCTGGTCGTCCAGAAGACCCGGCGTCCGGCCGACGACGATCTGATCCTGGGGCCGGACGTCGACGAGAAACGGTGAGCACGTCGCTCCCGGGGTCCAAGAGATCCCGAAAGACGTTGCGGGGCAACAAGCACTACAAGGAACTGGCCGAGAAGATCATCTCTGCCGGAGCCGAGATCCGTTGGCCCCGCGGGAAAGGCCACCCACAGGTCTACTTCCGAGGCGAGCACGTGACCAGCCTCGCGATGACACGATCCGATCCCCGAGGGGACAAAAACACCATCGCTCGGTGCCGCCGAGCGGGAATGGACATTCGATGACCGAATACACCGTTGACCAGCTCGAAGAACTGATCGGGCTCGACAACTTCCCGGAGTTCCACGGCGTCCCCGCGGCATGGTGGATCACCACCGACGCCGATCAGATCGCGCGCTGGGAGAGCTACAAGTCCGACCGGAACGAGTGGTTCGAGCGGGCCAGAGCGCTCACCCGGAAGCTCGGACTCGGTGACGAGGGCGTGATGGTCAGCTCGTTCGGCAAGCAGACCAACGTCGTCGGCATCCAGCCGAGCCAGGAGATGCGCAAGTCGGAGTGGCGCGGGCCGAGCCTGGTGCCCGAGGGCTGGCGGATCGACTCGAAGAGCGGGTACCTGAAGCCGAAGCGCAAGACCAAGGCCGACCGGGAGAGCCAGGCCAGCAGGGACTTCGAGTCGATCTATCGGGTGCCGGACTCCGCGGCGTACATCAAGGGCCTGCCGGAGTACCTCCAGCTCGACGACGGGCCCGGTCTGAGCGGGCACCTGTACCCGTTCAACACCCGCAAGGGGGAGAAGTGCCTGATGGCGTTCTGCGGCGGCGACCCCGATCGCGCGGAGAAGAGCCGGGATCACAAGATCGCCGAATGGTGGGAGCGCCAGCCGCTCTCGACGATGCACGCGCTCCGTGAGCGGAAGCAGACGAAAGAGCAGGGTCGATGACCGACGAGGTTCAGCAGCCGACGCCGCGAGAAGACCTGCGCGCGATCATCACCAAGCTCTGCCAGGACGCAGCGACGACCGGGATCAACCATCCGGCGTTCCCGGTGCATCGCGAGCACCTGATCGAGTCGTTCTTCGCGACGTGGTTCGTCGAGAAGCCGACAGAGGTCGGCAAGGAGCGCGCCGCGCAGGCCGAGTGGCAGGACGAGGCCAAGGCGCTGTTCGCGGCGATGGTGACGGCTCTGGACCGACTTGGGAAGCGGCCGACGGGTCTTCCGCCGACCCTCGGGCCCCACGTTCTCGCCGCGACCGAGGTCGTCCTGCGCGAGCGAGGCGTCGAGGACGCCAACGAGCTGATGGAGCGAATGCTGCCGTGAGTGCGATGAGGTTCCGCGACGAGTTCGCGGTGGAGTGGATCCGCAACGACGGCAGCTCGGTGCAGTCCGAACCGACGCGCAGCGAAGAAGTTGCCGAGAGCTGCGCTCGTTGGCTGAACGAGGACGGGCACGGCCTGGCTCCCCGGGTCATCACGCGCACCGTACGCGAGGAGCGCGACCACTGGTGGCATCCGTGGCGGACCACCGGCGTCTCGAAGTGGTTCGAGTGGGGCGAGCTCGCGGACGGGTCGCCGATCGTGGAGATCGACCCCGCTGTCTGACACGGTTGACGTCAACCGCTATCATCTAGGCATGACCGAGGAGGAACATATGCCCATCAAGCCAGACGGCGGGCTCACCGGCCCGCTGAAGGACACCGGAGTCGGTATCCAGGTCGAGGTCGGCGACACCAAGACGCCGCGACTGACGCCGGACCGGGCCCGCCGGATCGCCGCGGTGCTCGTCGAGGGGGCCGACACCGCGGAGGGGAAGCCGAACTACCGTGTGCGGCTGCGCCAACGTTGGAAGCCGGGAGGGGTGCGCGATACCGAGAACCGCTCGATCGGCCTGGGTCTGGGGATTGGCCTCACTCTCGCCATCGGACTGGGGTTGGACCTGATCCAGGTCGAGCCGGTGGAGTGGCTGTTCTGGCTGCTGGCGGCGCTCAACGTGTTCGGTGCCGGGGTGCTCTACCTCGATCGTCGCCGCGGCGACCGCAAGGACATCGAGGACGAGTTTCGCGAGCGCCGGTACGGCCAGACCATCGGCCAGTCGACCGGCGTGCTCCCCTGGGAGATCCGGTGAGCCTGTCGGACGTCAGGGGTAACCTGTGACCATTGCTGTCGGCCATCGGCCCGGCACCCCGCAGGGTGGAAAGTTCGCACCGCGCGCGACGCTGGTTGGCTGCGACTTTCCGCTCTGCGACAAGGCCCTCACGTTCCCGGTCAACCTCCAGTCGTCGAACGCGCAGTGCATTCGCGACACGATCCGATTCATGAAGGCGAAGGACCGCGGGCCCGAGATCTCTGGGTGGACGGTCGACGACACCGTCGACCCCGCGAAGTTCTTCTGCTCCCGGCACGCCGACCAGCCCAAGCGGCCGACCAGTTCCCTGATACTCCCGAGGTAAGGACCCCTATGCCCGACACAGCAGTTGAGCGCGTGCTCAGCATCAACGACTACCAGCAGGCGATCGACACGCTGGGGAAGGTCCGCGCGAAGGCGCTGGCCGGGAAGAAGTTGTCCCGTAAGGACCAGGCGATCCTGGTCTACGCCGCGGACTCGGTCGCCGCGCATCGCAGCGCGGACCTTCTCAGAGATGCCCTGCCTACTCCTCCCCTGTTCGCCCCGGCGCCAGGGCCGGGAGAGGAGAGGGTAGCGCTCGCAATCGCTCAGATCGACCCGGAGCGAATGGCCGAGATCGACCTGGAAAGGCGGATCGAAGCCTTCCGGGGGATGCTCTACTCCGGTGAGCGAGCAGCGAGCAACGGGCTTCTGATCGGCGAGAAGGCGTATGCAGCATCGGTAAAGGCCGACTTCGAGCGCGTCTTCGCCCCGGAGCTCGGCGATGAGTGACCAGGTGGTCGCCGAGCTGAAGGTGACCAAGCGGATCGACCCTGAAAGGGTCGGCCGGGTGCTGAAGCACAACCGAGACACCATGATGAAGCTCGCCGAGGACAACCCGAGGCTGTTCCAGGCGCTCATCCAGCAGGCCGAGGTCGACATGGGCCGGTGCGCCGACGCATCGGCCACGCTGCGCGAGATCACCAATCAGCTCGTCGACGTGATGACCACGGGCTACGAGATCGCCATCGAGAAGAGGATCAAGATCAAGTGACCGGACCGGAGAAGGTGGCGACGGGAGTTGGCCTGTGGATCGTGCTCGCCGCACTGGTGAACGCGGTGTCGCACGACTGGCTCTCGGCGTTCACCTGCCTGATGATCGCCGCCGCGATCCTCACGTGGGTCTTCGGTCGTGGCCAGGACCGGCGCGAGCGACGAGCCCAGCGGGAGCGGGCAGACCTGGTCGATCGACTGGAACGGGACGTGCTCGCCGAGCAGTCCACTGGGGAGTACGTCCGCAACGAGGAGGGGTTCTATGTCCGACGACCAAACGACGCCGATCAACGGGATCGAGGAGCTGTCGGCCGAGACGATTCGGAATGCGATCAGCACTGAGGTCAAGGAGCGCTTCGGCGAGGACTTCTTCGTCCGGTCGGCGATCGTGGTGGCCATCGTCGAGCGTCCCCGCGGGGAGCTGGAGAAGCCGAACGCGCCGCGGGTGTCGTTGTTCCTGAAGAGCCTCATGCCGATACATCCGAGCATCGCGATCAATATGATGAAGGAAGCCGCCAAGATGTACCAGGTGAAGAAGACCACGTCAGGGGAATCACAGTGAGCGACATCGTATTACGGACGATGCGGGGGACCGGCGAGCCGCTGGAGAGCCCGATGATGAACGACATCGTCGAGGCCTGCCGAGCCCTGGACGTGCCGCACCGGCCGGTGCAGTACTGGGCCTCGATCGCTCCGGCCGGGGGCACGAAGATGTTCCACGAGAGCTATGCCGACGGTTGGCACCGAGGAGCTGTCGCTGACGCCGAGGGCCCCGCGTCGGTCTGGGTCGGCTACTCCCTCGGCGCGCTCATCGCCGGAGACCTTGCGGCAGCGGGGGAACTGGCCAACTGCATCCTGATGATCCTCATTTCGGATCCGCTCCGGCATGACCGCCAGATCGCTCCCGAGTGCCGGGTCCCGAGGGGGCTCTACGGGTGCGCGGGAAGCCGGTACATCCCCGACGCCAACTTCCCCGTCGTCTCGCTCTCGGTCCCGAACGACCCGATCTCGGCGCTGGAGCACTGGAACGGCTTCCGGCAGATCGCCTCGGTGATCACCGGCACCCCGCAACGCTGGGACGTCGGCAACGCCAACATCGGCGCGATCGTCGACGCGGCCCGTCGGTACCTCGGCACGCCGCCGAACCGTCTGTTGGGCACCCCGGCCAAACCCAGTCGGCACGTGGTCTACAACTCCGAGAAGATGCCGGGGCTCCCGGTGACCTACACCCAGTTCGCGGCGCGCGCTGCCGAACAGGCGATCGAGGACTATCGCGCGGTGTAGTCTGGCCGTTGCGCCAGTGACGTGACGCCACAGAGGAACCCCGGTCGCTCCCATGAGAGGCCGGGGTTTCTGCCTGTCCGGGGTACGATCCGGGGCATGTCGTCTTCGTCGAGTCGCGCCAAGGGCAAGGCCTCCGACGGCGCACAACCGAAGGCCTACTGGCTCACCGGCGCTGGGGCAGCGAAGATCCGCTGGAACACCCCCGGGGACTTCACGCGCTGTGTCCGGCAGATCCGGAAGTACGCCGCGAAGGAGGGGTTCTCGGCTGAGGGGTACTGCTCCCGGCTGCACAAGGCGGCGACCGGGGTCTACCCGGGTGACAAACGCAACGTAGGCGGAAACGGCAGATCGAAGACGTGAGTCGGCATGACCGCAAAGTTCAGTTCACGACACCCCAGCGATGGGAGTGGCTCTGGAGCGAAAACGGAGAGCACCTGATGGCGACCAACCCTGGCGCGCGAGTTAACCGGTCGTACTCGGCGGGACAACTCACCCAGATGAACCCGACGCTGCTTGACGGGCAGATGGTTCTGGAGAAGGACACCGGCGCACTGAAGATCGGCGACGGCACGCTGGCCTGGAGGGACTTGCCGTACTTCGTCGGTGCGGTCATGGGTGGTGAGGCCATGGTGCCGAAGACCTCGCAGCCGTTCCGGGTCTACGGCACCAACGAGACTGGAGACCAGGCGCTCTATCCGATCAACTTCAGTGCCGAGCCCGAGACGGTCGTGGCGCGCAACGGCGATGGCACCTTCGACGTCAGTCCCCCGGCAGGACCGAACAACCCGGTCACGAAGGGCTACGGGGACAGTCGATACGCGCCAACGGTCGATGCTCGCGTCCCTGCTGCCAATCTCCCCCAAGCGTTCCGGACCACCGACAGCCAGCCGTTCGCGGCCAGCTCGCACTGGAACACCCCCATTGGCACCGAGGTGCTCTTCGAGTCAGCCAACGACTCAGCGACAGCCAGTCTGCTCGCCGCTACCCCAGCCATCAACGACGGCACGGCCTACGGATTCACCAACAACATTGCGCGACCGACGGACCCTCTTTGCACGGCAGTATGGAAGTCGGGGGGAGTGACTCACGGAACCTTCCAGTTCAAGTGCCCCTATGACCCGATCATCTCCTCGGGCACCGACCTCTCGATGCGCGTCATTGACGGACGCTGGGCCTACGACCTGTGGAAGACCACTCGCACCGGGGTGTTCAAGTTCGAGGCCGAGTTCATCACCAAGACGGACCTTCTCGGAACCGGCCGCAATGCGGGGACCCGGGCCGCACGCTGGCCGACGGCGGGTGGACTGATCCGTGCTCACGAACTGACCTACATCCCGCACGCTATCGCGATGTCGATCCCTGGGACCTCGTTGAAGCGAGGGTTCGTGTGGCCCGCAGCGGCCGAGGACGCCGCTGGCGTGGTCTACTCGGGCCAGGTCCCCATGGGCTCGTTCTTCGCTATCCCGCCGAACGTCAATCTCGACTCGCTCGGGCTGTCGGTCGAGGGCTACGCCCTGGCCGAGGCGATGCAGAACTACGGGGTATACATCGGCGACCAATCCGGGTCCGCGGCTATCTCGGTCGACGGCGAGGCCTACACTTCGGCCCGCCCGGCGTTGGAGCGGATGCGAACCGACTGGACCACCAAGATCTTTCAGCAGCTTCGTCGGGTCACGAATCTGGCTGAGCCTCAGCCGGGTGGACCCGGCCCCCGAAAGGTCGCACCGACCGGCCCTGTAACGGTTCGGGGCGACTCGCAGGACTTCCTCGTTGACAACCTCTCGCTGAAGCTCCAAGCCCTCCTAGGGACCACGATCACTTCGGACGACTTCACCGTCCCCGCGGCAACAATGGTCCCGACGACCGCATCCCAGGGCGGGAAGCCGTGCAACTGGACGGGATACCCCCTCCAGTACCGAATCGTCGACGGGGGGATCAAGCGCATCGCTGAGCCCGACGGCCAGACTCGGCTGCTGATGCTGGCTGTCGGCAAGCGCGACGTGCGGGTCAAGTTCCGGGTCAAAGCCCTGCACGCCTCCGGCTTCTGCTATGTGGCGCTGGCCACGGCAGGATCGGGAGAGAACTATCGCTTGGCCATCACCTCGCAAGGGAGTTGCCACCTCCAGCGGGTGGCGCCGGGGGAGGCGGCGGTGGCGATCACCCCTGGAACCCCGAACGGAACGATCGGGGCGAACAAGGATGTCGAGGTCTCGATTCGGGGGAACCGGTTGGAGTACAAGGTCGACGGCGAGGTACTGGGAGAGGTTTATGACGTCGCCGAGATCGCCGGAACCAGCGTCGGAATCTGGTTCCCCAGCGACACCGCCATCGCCTGGACCAACCTCGTGGTGCAGTCGATCCCGAGGCTGACGCGCAAGATTAGCGCCGGGTAGCAGGATAGGATTCGGACATGGCAACTCGACGTCGGCGCGGCGGCTCGCTCAACACCCGGAAGAAGGGGAAGGCGAAGAACGGTGCGAAGTGGGGGCACGGCTTCGTCCCGAAGAACGCCGCCGCGCGCAAGCTGAAGAAGAAGCTCGACCGAAACGGCAAGCGCCGCAAGCGAACTTCGCAGGGATACCCGAAGAAGCGATGACCGGCCGAGCCCCGAAGCTGTGCTCGTGGCGGGACCCGGACAACCCCTCGCGCAAGTGCTCGCGCCGGGCCGAGGAAGCACCGAACGGCGACGACTTCCGGTGCCAGGAGCACTGGCGGAAGTCCTTCGGCACCAAGACCCCTCGGCGCGTCCGGCCGCTGACCGAGGACGAGAAGAACTACGTCCGCGAGCGTGACTTCCACGTCTGCCGCGAGTGTGGCGCCCCGGCACATCAGGTCGACCACATCGTCGAGGTGGCCGACGGCGGGGGCAACGAGCCCTCGAACCTTCAGCTACTCTGCGACTCCCACCACGCCGACAAGACTCGCGCGAGTCAGGAGGCATGGGACCCTGGTATCAGGCGGGGGACGTCGGCGCGCGCCCAGGCGAAGCGAAAGACGCGCGCTCGCGGGCTCTATGCGCAGTAGGAGATGACTGGGGAGGTCACATGAGGGTCGAGTACCCGGCGGTCGAGGACGACGACGTCACGTACCCGACGCTCGGGCCGCAGGTCGCGGCATTCATCGAGAGCCGATTCACCTACGGGCCAGGATCGCTTCAGGGACAACCGGCTCGGCTCACCGACGACCAGCGCCGGGTGCTCTACCGCGCGTACGAGCACTTCCCGAAGGGGTACAAGCTCTACGGGATGGACATGTCCGGCCGACGCCGGTTCACTCGCGTTTCGTGGTCGGTGCGCAAGGGCTCGGCCAAGACCGAGTTCATGGCCTGGGTCACCGCGTGCGAGTTGCACCCGGAGTCGCCGGTGCGGTTCAACGGCTACGTCGAGCAGATGACCGAGAAGCAGCGGGATCTGTGGGACGACGAGGAATACGAGCGGTACCGGAAGTTCGGCATGGCGCCCGGGCGAGCGGTGAACAACCCCTACATCCCGCTGCTGGCCTACACCAAGGACCAGACCGAGGAGCTGGCGTTCGGCGCGCTGCGCTCGATCCTGGAGACCACCGACGACGCCGACAGGCTCTTCGACATCGGCAAGCAGCGCATCATCCGAAAGAACGAGTTCGGCGCCGAGGACGGCAAGTGCCATGCGCTGGCGGGCAACCCGAACTCGGCCGACGGCGCACGCACCACCTTCCAGGGCCTCGACGAGACCCACCGTCTCTACACCGAGACCCACCGCAACGCCATCGAGACGATGCTCCAGAACCTCCCGAAGCGGCCGATGGAGGACCCCTGGCAGCTCGCGATCACCACCGCGGGGGAGCCGGGGCAGGGGTCCTACGCCGAGGACGAGTACCGCGAGGGGGTGGCCTGCGCGCAGGGCAAGAAGAAGTCCGAGGGGTTCTACTTCCTGCATCGGCAGGCGCCGGACGGCTCGAAGTTCGACACGATGCAGCAACGCATGGAGGCGATCTGGTGGGCCACATCGCCGTCGGTGCGCGAGTGGACGCGCTTCGATTCCATTGCGGCGAACTGGGATCGCGAGGGTGCCGATAAGCAGTACCTGGAGCGGGTGTGGACCAACCGCTGGACCCAGACCGCGTCGCAGGCCTTCGACCGCGATGAGTTCGAGGCGCTCGGCGATGCGCGATTGACGATCCCGGACGGAGCGTTTGTCACAGTTGGCTTCGACGGCGCAAAGTTCCAGGACTCAACGGGTTTCGTGGTCACCGACATCCTCACCGGTCGCCAGAATGTGCTCGGGTTCTGGGAGCGGCCCGACGACAGCGAGATCGAGCGTGACGCCGACGGCAAGAAGGTGAAGTGGCAGGTCCCCGAGGCCGAGGTGAACGCCACCTTCGAGGAGATCATGCGCCGGTTCAAGGTCTGGCGGGTGTACGCCGACCCGCCGCACTGGGTAGAGTCTGTCGGCCACTGGCACGCGAAGCACCCCGACCAGGTCTTTGAGTTCTGGACCAAGGACCCGACGCGAATGTACTACGCGGTCAAGGGGTATCGCAGCGCGATCGCCAGCGGGTCTGTGTCGCACAACGGGGACCCGGATCTGGTCCGGCACATCGGCAACGCGGGCAAGCGGACCACCCGTGGTGAGGACGAGGACGGGCAGCCGCGGTTCGTCCTGACGAAGATCGCCTACGAGCGCAAGTTCGACCTCGCGATGGCGGCGATCCTATCCTGGGAGGCGCGGATGGACGCGATCAACGAAGGGGCGAAGGCGCCGGTCCACACCGCTATCATCCGGGTGCGATGAATCGACCTGTTACAGTTAGCGAAACCAGCGAGGAGTCGGCGTGAAGGTGAAGTACGACCAATTGGTACGCATGACCGTACCAATTGAGGACGACCGGCCGCAGCCCGACTGGTTCCTCATCTCCATGCTGAAGGAGCTTCTCGCCAAGCAGAAGCGGTTCGACCGGCTGAAGCGCTATGTCGAGGGTGATCCGCCGAAGCCCGAAACCCCGAACAACACCTCCCAGGATTCCTGGAAGGAGTTCGAGACCTTCCGCAAGAAGTCGCGCACCAACTACGCCGGTCAGATCATCGGCGCGTGTGTCGACCGCACCACGGTGCAGGGCTTCCGGACGTCGCAGGACCACGACACCGACGGCGACAAGGTCGCTCGGAAGCTCTGGGACGACAACGACATGGACGTCAAGGGCGACAAGGCGATGGCCGACGCCTACACCTACGGCGTCGGGATGCTGCTCGCGGACCCGCTGACGAAGAAGGCAAAGTACTTCCACCCCTGGCAGGCAACCGTCGTCAAGGACTCGGTCGACGACCCGAGAGCGGCGCTGTGCATCGAGCACAACCCGACCGAGGGCCGCGACTACGCCTACCTGTTCCTGCGCGACATCGACGACTTCGGCGTCGGCAAGGGCAACATCAGCATCCACATCGCCGTGCGCGACCGGGACAACCGCAACGCCGTGCGCAACGGGCTCTTCGAGAAGGAAGTGCCGGTCAACACCTACCTCACCCAGCGATGGACGTGGTGGAAGACCGTCGACCAGGCCGACTTCCCCGCCCTCGACATCATCCCGCTGGTGCCGTTCGACAACCGCGACGAGCGGGGAGAGTTCGAGAACGACACCGACCTGCTGGACCGGATCAACCACATGATCCTTCAGCGCGTGGTCATTGCGACGATGCAGGCGTTCAAGCAGCGCGGCATCAAGGGCACCTTCCCGAAGCACGACAACAAGGGGAAGGAGATCGACTACAACGGGATGTTCCCGGCCGACCCGAACGCGCTGTGGCTGCTGCCGCCGGACGCCGAGATCTGGGAATCGGGACAGACGTCCATCCAAGACATCCTCTCCGCGGTCAAGGATGACGTCCGCGACCTCGCGTCGGTCACCCGGACCCCGATGAACTACTTCTCCTCCGACGCGGCGAACCAGTCGGCGACGGGCTCCGAGCTAGCGAACGACTCCTACCTGCTGAAGATCCGAGATCGCAAGGCGCGGATGCGCGGCCGCTGGGTGCGGTTCATGCATCTGATGTTCCGGATCAACGGCGACGAGCAGCGCGCGAACATGGAGAAGCTCGCGGTCATCTGGATGCCGAGCGACAACGTCTCGATCACCGATCGGTACTCCGCGGCGTCGCAGGCGAAGAGCCTCGGCCTGTCGCTGCGCACCATCATGCGCGAGGTGCTCAACTACGACCCGGAGACCATCGAGGTCGCCGAGCTGGAGATGATCTCCGAGACGCTGAAGAACGCGATCCGGACGGTCGATCCCGGGCAGACGACCGGGGCGAACCCGGCTGCGCAGACTCCGCTCCAGCAGCGCGCGGCGAGCGCGGCGGCGCTCCAGTCGAGCAATGGCGCCACCAGTAGGTCGACCGGCGCAACCGCGGGCCGGAGCGGGCAGTGACCACTCCCGGGTCGCTCATGCCGCGGCCGAGTCTGCTCGACGTGCCCGCGGTGCCGCCGGAGCAGATGACGGCCGAGGAGACCGAGGCGTGGACCGTCGCGCAGGTCGCAGCGATCACCCTCGCCGCCGCGTCGGCACGCGAGCAGATCACGAACAACGTTGTGCTGCAACTAGTCCCGCTGCTCAGGCTGATCAACCCGTATAGCGAGGAGGCGGTGACGCGATTCGCAGTCGAGGCTGCTGAGCTCGTCGCCGTGGGGATCAGCGAGGTCGGCCGCGTGGCCTGGTCCGCGGTGTCGTCGCGACTGGTCGTCCAGGGGCATTCGCTGAATCAGCGCTACGAGCCGCCGACCGACGGCCGGACCACCGCGCTGGAGGTGGCCTACAAGCGCGTGGCAGCCGACTACCGGCGCCGGGTGGCAGCCGGGTCCGAGTCGATCGCCGGGACGATCCAGCAGGCCGAGGAAGAGCGGTTCCAGGCGATCGGTGGAGCGGTCGTCGCCGAAGGTCGCAAGGGGGAGAGCAATGCCGAAGTCGCGGGGACGAAGCGATCACCGACGAAGAGTGGAGGCGCGGGCTCGGCGAGCGGAGGCGGAAGCGGAGCGGACCGGTCTGGACCCGCGAAAAACGACGGTGGTGCATCGGAAGGCGGCTCAGCGAGCACGGGTAGCAGCTCGTCGTCGTCAGGCAGCGCCACAGGAACTCAGCGAAAGCCGACCCCTGATCGACAGGTCAACCGGACCGCTGAAGATGCCGACGAGCCAACTCCGGGAGGAGTCGACGCTGGTCCTGCCGCCGCCGCAGATGTCGCCGAGGAAGACGCCGCTCGCCTCGAAGCCGAGCTTCGTCGTGAGGCAGCCCTGAGCGATGGCGAGAAGCGCCAGCTCCTCGAACAGGTCGCCCAGCAGGAGATGGAGATCCGGCTGGAGCGCATGGTCAACGACGACATCGCGATGGCGAACCGGTCGGCGTTCCGGAACGCGATCAACGCGGCACCGGCGGGAGTGATCACCGGCTACCGGCGAGTGCTGCACCCGGAGCTTGCGAAGACCGGCCAGTCGTGCGGGCTGTGCGTCGCGGCGTCGACCCGCATCTACAAGAAGAAGGATCTGCTGCCTCTGCACAACCTGTGCAACTGCGAGCCCCAGGAGATCGTCGATGGCCGTGATGTCGGGCAGCAGATCAACGATGAAGACCTCGACATCCTCTATGGTGAGGCGGGATACAGCACTCACCGCACGGACCTGTCGAACACCAAATGGAAGGTCTTCGATCACCCCGAGCTCGGGCCGGTCCTTCGGTCGGTGCCTCGGAACAAGAAGAGCAAGCCCGCGGACATCTCGTTCAGCCCGCGGGAGTCAGCAACCGACCGGGGAGGTCAATCATGAAGCACATCACCCGAACTCGCGCCATCGCCGCAGCGATGCCCCTCGATGGAGGGCTGCCGTTCGCCGGTCGCCCGGCACGAGCCGGTCGCGCGATCCCGCGTCGCGATGACAACGACGGCCACCCCAACGGCGGGAAGCCGAAGGGTGACAAGGACGATGACGCCGACGGCGGAAAGCCCGACGGGGGCAAGCCCAAGGGCGACAAGGACGATGACGACGACGAGCCGAAGCCGGTCGACGTCAAGGGCTCGCCCGAGTACAAGGAAGCCGAGCGCCAGCGCAGGGCCGAGAAGAAGCGCGCCGACGACGCCGAGGCTGCGCTCGAAGAGGCTCGGCGCAAGGGCATGTCGGACGACGAGAAGATTCGCGACGATGAGATCAAGTCGCGTGTGGCGACCGCCGTTACCGAGAAGGAGACGGAGCTGACTGATCATTACGAGGGTCAGATCGCCAGCCTCCAGACCCAGATCATCGACTCGACGATCGAGAGCGTATTCGCCGGTGGCGGACTGGATCGCAAGGATTACGAGGACGTGATCGCGACTTTGGACAAGACCCATTTCATCAAGGACGATGGGTCTGTCGACCGGGAGAAGGTCAAGAAGACCCTGGCCCCGCTGGCCAAGGCGGCGGTCTCGCGGCCCCCTCGGACGAGTAGCGCTCGACGGACCGAGAACAAGGGCTTCGGCCGTTATCTCGAATCGAAGGACTGAGAGAAGGAGAAGGCTCCATGGCCGGATTGACCCCCACTCGGACGAACAACAGCAACGTCCGCGACCACACCTGGCTCGCCTCGCGCGAAGGCGTGGAGAACGCGCGCAGCGTCACCCTTCACGCGGCCAGCCTCAACGCGGCCGGGTCGCACAAGCTGGAGAACTGGCTCCGCGGCGGCACGCCTCTCGGCGAGATCACCGCCGTCGGCGCGACCAAGGGCCAGTACGGACTGTACGACCCGACGGCCACCGACGGCCGTCAGAAGCACGCGGGCTTTCTGCTCGACTCGGTCCAGCTCTCGGACCCGGTCACCGGACAGGCGAACGTGCCGATCACCGGCGCCCTCCACGCGCGGGGCCAGGTGCTCGTCAATCGTCTCCCGGTCACGTTCGACGCGAGCGACGCGGACGTGTCGCCGTACTTCATCTACCGGACGCAGTAAGACCGGCTCGGACTGAGACCAGAAGACAGGAGAGGGTAAATGCCCATCAATCGCGATTTCGTTGATCCCGCGGAGTTGACCTCGCAGGTGCGAGTGGCTCTGGCGGACTACGACATCAACGGCCCGAACACGCTCGCGCCGTACCTGCCGTCGGAGACCCTCGACGACATCGAGTACGAGGCGGACACCGGACAGGGCGGGCTCATCGAGGCCGCGATGTACCGCGCGTTCGACGCCGAGCTGCCGCTGGCGAACGACGAGGCGCAGGGCCAGATGCGTGGACGCATCCACCCGCTGGGCCAGAAGATCCCCCTCTTCGAGGAGGATCGGATTCGCCTCCGCAACGGTGCCGAGGACGGCCTGCGCTCCTACATCGACCGCGTGTCGAAGCGGATCGCCAAGGCCGTTGCGCTCCAGATCAACCTGAAGCGCGCCGAGGCCCTGACCACCGGCAAGCTCCAGTTCGTCGGCAACGGCCAGAACTTCCCGGTCGACTTCGGTCGTCGTGCGGACTTCACGTTCACCGCGGCGACCTTGTTCTCCGACCCCGACGTCGACCCGTTCGGCGTCCTGGAGGACTGGAACGAGGCCTACTTCGACGAGAACGGCTTCGAGATCGGCAAGATGCTCGCGCCGAAGGAGGTCATCAACGCCTTCTACCGGCATCCGCTGGTGACTGCGCTGGCCTTCGGCCGCAAGCTGTCCGACGTCCCGGACGGCGCCGTGGCGCCCCCGTCGGCGATCGACGCGCTCTTCGGCGAGCGGGACCTGCCCGGCTTCACCAAGATTGGTGGCCGGATCAAGGTGCGCGACATCAACAACCAGACCATCATCAAGGATCTGGTGCCGCGCGACGGGATCATCGCTCTCGACGGCGAAGGCGACGCCTCGGTGGCGGGGTCGAGCGAACTCGGCTCCACCATGTGGGGCAAGACCATCGAGGCCGACAAGCCCGAGTGGGGCCTGTCCGCCGAGGGTGACGGCCCCGGCATCGTCGCCGCTGTCCACGACAACGACGACGTCCCGGCGCGCATGTGGGTTTCGGCTCACGCGATCGCGATGCCGGTCCTGGTCAACCCGAACTACTCGTCCTTCATGAAGGTGCTCTGATATGGCGAAGAAGCTCAACACTTACGTGTGGCTTCGGGAGCCCGGAGCTCTGGAGCAGACCTCGTTCGCCCCGGGAGACACCCTGCCGGAGTGGGCCGAAGAGTTGCTGGCCAACAGCCCGCATGTCTTCGAGGGGTATGTGAAGCCCAGCCGGAAGTCGACGACCGTCAAGGTTCCGCTCCCCAAGGATCAGCCGTCCGAACCGGCCGACTACAAGTCGACCGGCGAGGCGACGGGCAAGGAGCCCGCGGCGACCGAGGAGGGCAAGACTCAGCTCGACGATGCCGACTCCGACGACGACGAGGACGACGGCCCGAAGCAGCCGAAGGGCAACGCCTCCCGCGAAGCCTGGGCCCTGTTCGCCGGTCACGACGACATCGGGGTGCCCGTCACTCCCGATATGAGCCGTGACGACATCAAGGCCGCGTGCGCCGAAGCTGGCGTTCTCGACAGCGAGTAAGACCGGACCGAGAGGCCCGACCAACAGGACCAGGGAGGGGTTGGCAGATGACCGCATTGGCCACGTTTGAACACGTGCAGAGCGGATTCGAGAAGCCGATCCCGACCTCACTGAAGCCGAAGGTGGAAGTGTTCCTGGGTCGGGCCTCTCGTCGTCTGCACCTCCTGGTCCCCAAGCTCGCCGCCGCGGTCGAGAAGGCGCTCGCCGAGAGCGACTACAACCCCAGCGCCGAGGAGAGCGAGACCAACGAGATCCCCACGATCGTCGGGTTCGCCCGTGACATGATCGTGCAGGCGGCCGAGAATAAGCTGCGCAACTTCAGCGGGTATTCGTCCGAGAGCGCAGGCGTGTTCTCGGTGACCCGCGAGGACTGGTGGGCCAAGGGGCGCGTCGACTTCGCCCCCGAAGACCTGCGCATCCTCAACGAGAACATCGACGACACCTTCGGCGCTGTGCTCACCGGACCGATTCGTACGTCCGTACCACCTCATCGGTGGCCCTGATGATCGGGATGAACGCCTGGATCGGCGGGATCGACATCGAGGTCTGGTCCGAGGCGAAGAAGGACTCCTGGGGCAACACGAAGCCGTCGGTCCATCGGCTCACCTTGGAGAGCGTCCCCTTCGTGCCACGCACGACGACCATGGCCACCAACGACAGCTTCCGCGAGCGCATCGAGAGCGGGTACACGGTGTACCTCTCGGCCGATCAGATTGGTGAGCTGGAAGAGGCCGACGAGTTCCGCGTCACCTTCCCTACCGGCCAGCAGGCAGCGTTCGCGCTTGACGGCTCGCTGGAAGGTCTCATGTGGGACCTGAACCCGTTGTCCAGCATCGACCTTGGCAACGAGGTCAACCTGAAGTTCCTTCGCCGGATCGGAGCGCGCGGTGCCTGAGGCAGGGAGCCACCCGAACGACGTCTGGCGCAACGGGTACCGGCAGAACACTCGCGGCTTCGGCCAACTGCTCCGACGCTCGAAGCCGCTCGATCGCGCGCTGCGCTACTCCGCGGTCCAGGTCGCCTGGTACTACCGGCGCAAGCTCCCCCGTTCCAAAGAGGCGGGGATGCCCTCGGCCGACCAGGTGCGCGTCTTCAAGCGGGTCCCCGGCGGTCGGCGGAAGGACCGCATGGAGATGATGGTCGTTGCGTCGAACCAGAAGAACATGAAGAACATGGCCCAGACCTTCCGCGCCGGACTTGTTCACGTGTCCGGCGGTCGGAAGATCTCGGCCCGGGGGAGGGTATCGAGTTGACCTGGCAGCAACCAACGTTGGACCAACTGATCGCCGAGGCGAGCGACCGCATCCCGGGGTTCAACAGCGACTTCCCCGAGGGTGCGCAATACGCCGACATCGAGAAGGTCTTCGCCTTCGTCTTGCGACCTTTGGTCGAACTCGACGAGCACATCGGCAATTTCGTGATCGCCGACTACGACCAGGACAAGCTCGACGAGAACACCGGCGCGGTCATCGAGACGCCGTTCATCGAGATCCACCGCCGCGGAGGCGAGTACAACCCCGACGACTTTTCGTACTCCCCGAACGTGGAGGTACTGTTCTGGGGTAAGTCGAGGGATATGGCCAACGGCACGGCTGACCTGGGGACGATCCTGCTCCTGGGCTGCGGTGGAGCCGAGGTAGACGGCGTCTATCTCGACTTCGTGGAGGACGCGACGGGCGACGAAGAGATTCGTCAGAACAACTTCGACGACCGCTGTGTCACACGACAATTCCGAACGGGATACCGACCCACCTACCCCGACTGATCGGGACTGGAGATAAGGAGCAAGGCAGATGCCTTCTTTCGCATCCTTGGCGAAGCGCCAGGGTGAGCTGATCCGCAAGCCGCTCGCGGGCATCATCGGCGTTGCCCCCGAAGACCTCGAACTGGACGCCGACTTCAAGTTGACCGCGCTCGCGGCCGGTGGCGCCATCGAGCTCGCCGATCTGAGCGACTTCGACCAGCTCGGCTGGGTCTCGAAGTCCGACGGCGTGGTGTTCTCGGCCGACACCGAGACTTCCGACGTCGAGTCGTGGGGCGCGCTGGAGCCGACCCGCTCCGACATCACCAAGGACGTCACCTCGGCGCAGTTCACCTGCCAGGAGACGAACAAGATCGTCCTGGAGATGTTCTACAATGTCGACCTGGAAGCCGTTCTCGGCGACCACGACACCGGCGAGATCGCCTTCAACCAGGCCGTCGATCCGTCGACGACCTACCGCCGGATGCTGTTCCTGTCCAAGGACGGCAGCGGGCCGAAGGAAGTCTTCATCGGCAAGCTGATGCCGCGCGCCGGTGTCACCGCGAAGTCGGACCAGAACTGGAACTCCGAGGACGCGCTCGTCCACGGCATGACCATCACCGCGAAGGTCGACGACGAGATGGGCTACGCCGTCCGGCACATGTTCGGCGGCGCAGGCTGGAAGGCGCAGCTCACCAAGATGGGCTTCACCCTGGCCCCCGACCCCACCCCGTAGAACCCAACCCGGCTCGCTCTTCCTCCCCGGTAGCGAGCCGGGTTGGCTCCACCGGGGAGGACCATCTCACCCAAGGAGAAGACCATGGCATTCGAGCCGATCCAACTGGTTCACCCGAAGACCGGTGTCGTGGTGACCGCCACCACCGCAGTCGATCTCACCAACTTCCGGTTCAACGACGGCTACGTCCCGGCCGAGCAGGCGAAGGTTCTCGTCGGCTCGGAAGGCGGGGCCGAGAAGTACCCCAAGCTCGTGGAGGGCCTGAAGGTCGTCGACGAGATCGAAAAGGCGCAGGCCGGGGACGAGCCCGAGCCGGAAGCGGCCGACGAGAAGCCGGATACCGAGTCGGAGAAGCCCGCCGCGGTATCCTCGCCGAAGGGAGCCCGGTCGACCGGCCAGGCTGCCAAGACCGCCGCGAAGAGCGGAACGGACGCCAGCGGAAACGACGTCGGCGTCTCCTGATCCACAACCTACCGGGGAGGTAGAACAGCACCATGGCAGTCAATTTCGAGGATCTCGAAGCCCGCGCTGCAAAGCGGACCGCGCATCGCAATCGCGCGCCGTACGTCATCAACGTCAAGGACGATGACCCGATCGAGATCAAGTACCCCGACTCCATCGCGTCGATGGAGTACGAGCGTGCCACCTCGGTCTACGACCAGTTGCGGATCCTGACCGAGTCGGACTTCCCCCGGATTCTGGATCTGGTGCGGGGGAAGGACATCTCGGTCGTCCAGCTCCTCATCACCGAGATGTGGGCCTTCTGGGGCGATGACTCTCGCGAGGTGCCTGGGGGAAAAGAGGGCTGATCGAGCTCTTCGATCAGTACGGCCGCGAGATCCTTCTGGACTTCAGGTCGTACTGGTCGGGGCTCGATGTCCTCGACTACTTCACCGGCGACCGGTCGTGGTTCGAGTTCTACGACTTCCTCTTCGGACTCCCGAGTTGGTCGCGCTTCCAGGCCAAGATGGCTCTCGACCCGGCGTACGCCGAGATGATCCATCAGCGCAAGCTGGAGGCCGGAGAGTACGACGACGACGACGAGGACGACAGCGACGAGGGGTGGAAGCCCGAGACTCGTTCGCAGGAGGGCTTCAGCCCGGTCATCGCGACGATGTACACGGCCATCGAGTCCATCAACGAGGTGTCGCGCACGCTGATCGCGGTCCATGGCACCAAGCCGCCGAACCGACAGAAGCTCCCGCGACCGTTCTCGGCGCTCGACCTGCTGGAACTCGAAGACGAACGCGACGACATGCACGACCTCGCAGCGAGGTTTGGCATGAAGCAGCCAGGCTGAGATAGGATCGAACCGGCCTAACCGAAGGGCATCAGGGATCGGAAACCCCTGGTGCCCTTTCGCATATCAGAGAGGGGTGAGACGTGGCGAAGACCTTCCTCGTTGGCGAAGGAGCCGTTCGTCTCGTCCCCAACGCCGCCGGGTTCCACGTCAAGGCCCGCGGTGAGATCGCCAAGGACAAGCTGGCCGTCGGCGTCAATCTGAAGCCGAACCTCGCCGGGTTCAAGACCGATGCTCGCAACCAGCTCAAAGCCATTCAGGGGCTTCGCGTCTCGGTTGATCTGCGACCCGACGTCACCGGCTTCAGCCGCGAGGCCCAGGCGAAGCTCGACGCCACCCGGGATCTGAAGGTCAGCGTCGGCGTCGAGGCCCGCGTCGACCGAGGGTCCGTCGCCGCGGCGCATCGCGAGATGCAAGCTCAACTCATTGCGATGGGACCGCTGCGAGTATCGGTCGAGTCTCGGATCGACGACGCCAGCCTGCGGCGCGCGATCGAAACCCTGCGCGCTCGCGTCGCCGCCGCCAACATCACCGCGAACATCAACAGCCGCAACGGCCGCGGGCCGCTCGGCGGGATGGGTGACGGCGGTGGAGGAGGCGGCGGCGGACGCGGACGACCAGTGCGCAAGGCCGCGATTGCCACCGGCGTCACCATGGCCCCGATCGTCACCAACGCGGCCGTCGGCGGACTCACCGCTCTCGTCGGCGCCGCGGCCCAGGCCGCTGGGGCCCTCGGCCTCCTCCCCGCGGCCGCGACGGCTGCCGGTGCAGGCTTGGCCGCAATCGCCATCGGCGCGGCCGGTATCGGGGGCGCGTTCTCCGCGCTCTCCAAGGAGTCGGCGTCGGCGGGTGCCGCAGCACAGCAGAGCGGGGCCCAGCAGGCCTCCGCGGCTCGCTCGATTGCCGCTGCCGACCGAGGGCTGGCCCAGGCACACCGCGGCGTCACGCGGTCGCTGGAAGACCTCAACGACGCTCGCAAGGATGCGCTCCGGCGGCTGCGCGACCTCAACGACGAAGCGAAGATGGCGCCGATCAACGAGCGCGAGGCCGCGCTCGCGATCAAGGAGTCGACCCGGGCCTTGCAGGAGGCCTACGCCTCCGGCGACTCGCTCGAAATCGAAGGCGCGCAGATCGACCTGGAGAAGTCGCGGCTCCAGTACGACCAGCTCCGAAAGCAGAACGACGATCTCGCCAGTGACGTCGCCGAGGCCAACCGCAAGGGGGTCGAGGGCGACAAGCAGGTTGTCGCGGCGAAGGACGGCGTCGTCGACGCCAACAACGCGCTGAAGGACGCCCAGGACGCGCTCGCGAGCGCGATGGAGTCGGCTGCCGACGCGGCGAAGTCGATGGCTGCCGGGGTCAATCAGCTCGACCAGGCGATGGCGAAGCTCTCGCCGAACGCGCAGCAGTTCGTCCGGCAGATCCACGCGCTCGGACCGGCCTGGACCGAGACCCGCAAGTTCATCCAGGACGCGCTGTTCAACCGGCTCGGCGACTCGGTGACCAAGCTCGCCGGAGTCCAGCTCCCCGTGCTGCGCACCGGCCTGGCGGGGATCGCGACCGAGATCAACGGCGGGCTCCGCGGTGCTCTCGCGACCTTCTCCACCGAGCAGGCCGCGATGGACTTCACCACCACGCTCAACAACTCCCGGGGAATGTGGGCCGGAATCGCGCAGAGCTTCGCGCCGTTCGCTCAGGCCTTCATGAACGTGACCACCGTCGGCTCGACGTTCATGCCGCGGCTCGGCACCGCAGTGTCGAACATGGCCTCGAACTTCAAGCAGTTCACCGACGAGGCCCGGGCTGACGGCTCGATGCAGGAGTTCTTCGAGAACTCCCTGACGATGGCCAAGCAGCTCGGTCGCATCCTCGGCAACGTCGGCGCCATCCTCGGCGAAATCTTCTCTGCCGGAGCGGAAACCGGCGGTGGGTTCCTGAACACCATCGAGACCGCGACCGCTGAGCTTCGAGAGTTCCTCGGGTCGGCCGAGGGGCAGGAGGGGCTGAAGACCTTCTTCGAGGGGGTCAAGGTCGCCGTCCAGACCCTCGCGCCGATCATCACGATCGTCGGCGACGTCCTGCTCAACGTACTCGGACCGGCGCTGACCGACTTCGTCATCGGCCTCGGCCCCGGGCTCGTCGCGATGTTCGAGGGGCTCGGCAACGGGCTCGCCGCCATCCAGCCGGTGATGCAGGTCGTCGGCACCGCCATCGGCTCGATCGGCGTCGAACTGGGCAAGGTATTCGAGGTGCTCGGTCCGATCATCGCCGAGACCTTCATGGCCCTCGCCCCAGCTATCGCGCCGCTGGCCCAACTGCTCGGTGCGGTCATCAAGGCGCTCGCCCCGATTCTTCCTCTTGTTGCTGAGTTCGTCGGACTCCTGATCTCTGCTCTTGCACCAGCTTTCACCTCTATCGTGGAAGCTCTCACCCCGGTGATTCAGTCGCTCGTCGATGCGCTGATGCCGATCCTGCCGCCGATCATGGACGTGCTCGGCCAGCTCGCGAGCACCATCGCTGACGCGCTGGTGATGGCTCTCCAGGCCATCGCCCCGTTCCTGCCGCAACTCGTCGGCGCGTTCGGGTCGCTGTTGACCGCGATCTTGCCGCTCATGCCGGTCTTCGGCGAACTGATCGCGTCGCTGATTCCGCCACTGATCAGTGTGCTCGAAGGAATCATGCCGACGGTCATCCGCATCATCGAGATCCTCGGGGACCTCATCGGATTCATCGTCCCGATCCTGATCCCGATTCTGCGCCTGCTCGCAGCGGTCGTCGGCGAGGTCTTCTCGTGGATCGGCTCTCTGATCGGCGCCGTGTTCCGCAACGTGCTCGACCCGATTTTCATCGCGATCGGATGGGCTCTTCAGAAGCTCGGCGACTTCTTCCACTGGCTGTGGGAGGTGGCGATCAAGCCTGCCTGGGACGCGATCTGGGGTGCGATCAAGTGGGGCTGGGAGAACGCGATCAAGCCCGCGTTCGATGCCCTCATGACCGGCATCGGGAAGGTCGGCGACTTCTTCGCGAGCGTCGTCACCGGCATCGGAAAGGCCTGGGCCAAGCTCGGAGAGATCGCCTCCACCCCGATCAACTGGGTGATCAACCACGTGATCAACGGCGGCATCGGCCGCGCGTGGAAGGCTGTCGACAACTTCCTCGGTGGACACCTGCCGGACTGGAAGGACGTCGCTCAGATCAAGATGGCCACCGGCGGCGAGGTCCCGATGGCGAAGGGTGCCGAGCGGGGCAAGGACTCGGTCCGCATCCTCGGTATGCCTGGCGAGCACATGTGGGACGTCGAAGACGTTGTGCGCGCCGGTGGTCAGAAGGCCATGTACCGGATGCGCGACATGGTCATGCGCGGAGAGCCGTTCACCTGGACCCCGGGTGGGTTGGCTGCCGCGACCGGCGACGGCGCGATGCCGCGGTACGCCAAGGGTGGCGAGCTGTCCGCCGGTGACAAGCTGGCGCCGCTCCCGGGCGAGGGTGGTCTCCAGCCGATCGCGCAGCTCATGGCGCGCATCATCAAGCGCACCTGGCCCAAGACGGTCACGTCCATCGGCGGCTACCGTCCGCCGGACGGCTACAACGAGCACTCGTCGGGTCGCGCGCTCGACGTCATGGTCGCCGAACTCGGGGGCAAGACCGGTGACGAGGTCACCGAGTTCTCGATGGCGAACCACCCGAACTACCCGGTGACGCACACCATCTGGAAGCAGCAGATGCACTACCCGCCGGACGGCCGTACCGAGGGGATGGAAGACCGCGGGTCGCCGACGCAGAACCACATGGACCACCCGCACATCTGGTACGCACCGAACCAGGGTCCGATCAACCCCAACGTCATGCCCGACAACATCGCGTTCGGAGGGGTGACCGATGCCGCTGTGCGCAAGGGCATCACCGCGTGGGCCGAGAAGGCGTTCAACACCGCGCTGGCCCCGGTGAAGACGATCCTCGACAGCGGCGCGTTCACGCCGCCGCCGGAGATCAAGGCTGCTCCGCGCGAGATGTACAAGGGCATCGTCGAACCGGCGAAGGAGAAGCTGCTCGACAAGGTCTCCGAGCTGACGTCGGTCGAGGGCTGGAAGAACATGCTCGGCGGCGCGGTCGACAAGGTCAAATCCGGCGCGGGCAACCTGCTCGGCGGGCTGAAGCGCGTCCTGTTCGACACCGGCGGCGTCGTCCGACCGGGAACCACCGTGGTGCAGAACGACACCGGCCGGGACGAGTACATGCTCAACCCGACCGAGACCATCCTGCTCCGCGGGCTCGTCGCGGCGCTGCGCGGTATCGGGATCAGCCCGGTCCTCCCCCAGGATCAGCCGACGACCCCGGAGACCCAGGACGTCAACATCGACTCGGTTGGTGGCCAGAAGACCACCCCGGGCGATCTGCCGACCCCCGAGCAGAAGGAGATCAAGCCGCCGACGGCCGAGGATCTCGACGGCGGTCTGGCGGGGACCGGCTCCGGCGCCGACACGATCCCGCTGAAGCGCAACCCGGACGGGACCTACTCCTCGACCGACCCCGAGTGGGACCACCTGATCCAGCGCGAGTCCGGCGGCATCGCCGACCGCCAGCAGGAGGTCATCGACGTCAACTCCGGCGGCAACGAGGCCAGCGGGCTGTTCCAGATCGCCAAGGGCACTTGGGCTTCCAACGGCGGCACGAAGTTTGCGCCGACCGCCGGTGAGGCGACCCCCGAGCAGCAGGCCGAGATCGCCGCGAAGATCTTCAACGAGCAGGGTGGACAGCCCTGGGGCTCCGGCCTGGCCGGACGCGAGAGCGACGACAAGCTGCGCGCTGGCATCCGCAAGGGTGGGCCGGTCGGCACCAAGGACGACCCGGTCAGCGTCGTCACCCAGAACACCCCGTCGGACGATCCCTCGAAGGACTGGGAGACCACCGCCGACACGAAGCCCGGGGACACCACCGGCTCCGCGTATGGCCAGAACCTCCAGGGCGCGGCGATCGGCCCGAACGGGGAGTACAAGCCGGACAACAACGTGCCCAAGGGCGGGAACATCGACCCGGCGTCGAAGCCGATGTTCACCAACCCGTTCGAGACCGACGGCGGCAAGTTCGCTCTCGGCTTCGGGAAGAACGCCCCGCTGGGTATCGGTGCTCCGCAGATGGAGAAGGCCGCGGAGAAGGCCCCCGCCGTCACCGAGCTGGCCAACGGGATCGCCAAGGCTGCCCCGGCATGGGGTGCGGCGCTGGCGGGGAATCCGGCCGCGCTCATGGCCAACATCGGGCAGGCCACCGGTCAGTGGGCCACGAAGACCGCGGCCGACTTCGCGAGCTACCTCCCCGAAGCGGCTCCGGGGATGCTGGAGTCCGCGCTGTCGGCGGTGGGAGGCCCGCTCATTGGTACGGTGAACACCGGAGTCAGTGAGGCTCAGCTCATGTCCACCATGGAGGACGCACAGAACCGGCAGATCCGCCGGACCAAGACCGGTCGCCGGAGGTACTGATGAGTGGGGGAGGCCTCAGCCGCGGGGATCGCACGCACGTCATCTTCCGTGGTCCCGAAGGACCGAAGCCGTTCTGGCTCTCGGGGATGCGTGGCCAGGGGAAGCAAGGCGTAGAGCTGGCCAACGGCCTGGTCGGCCTCGATCGTCCCCCGACTGAGCTCGTGTGGCTCCAGGAGGCTCGTCAGAACGGGGCCGATCTCGTCGGCAGCAACGTCGATGTCCGCACCGTGAAAGGCGCAGTCAACATCCTGGGGAAAACCCCTCGCCAGGTGCGCGCGGCCTACGATGATTGGCAGCGCAACAACCACTTTGAGCGCTACTCTCGGATGTTCTTCATCAACAGCTACAGCGGCGTCCGGTTCCTCGATGTCCTCCTCGGCGCATCGCCGGACGGCTCGCTCGACAAGGACCCGGCGCTGCTGCGGCGCCTGGTCAACTACCCCTGGACCTGGGTCGCGCCGAACCCCTACTACAAGGGCTACACCGAGACCTTCCGCGCGAAAACCCTGGGCAGCGGGGACGAGTTCGTCCGGATCAAGGTGCGCAACTTCGGCAGTGCGCCGCGGGTGTACCCGCGCATCTACCTGCCCGGCCCCGGCGTCTGGCACATCCCCCGCGGGACGCGGCAGCCGAACTGGCGGGGCGAGGAGAACCTCGGTCCGCTGGTCGAGGACGACATGATCCCGCTTCCGGCGATCAAGTCCAGCGAAGGCATCTGGCTCAATCCGGATCCGCGCATCGAAACCATCACCCGGGTCGACGCCAACGATCCGACGAACACGGCCAAGGAGAAGAACCTCTGGGCCCAGATGAGCGGACAGCGACCGAAGCTCTGGCTCAATCCTCGCTCGCAGGAGACATGGAAGTTCCGGTGCGTCGGCGGTGTCGGCGGACGCGAGGCGAAGATGGTCGTCCAGCCCCTCTACCTGACGTTCTGGTGATCCGATGCCTCCTCTCCTGAGTGACGCGCCCCCGATCTCGATGGACGACCGCGGCATCATGCCGTCGTGGCGCACCGAGGCCGAGATCGAGGTCCGCCGGTGGATCGACGACGACCCGATGGGCCTGGAAGGCTACTGCAACGACTACATCGAGTCCGAGTTCGACTTCGCCGAGAACGCCACCGGCCCCGGACACATCGAGGTTCCCCGGAACTCGAAGTGGGCCAAGATCTTTGCCAACTGCGACAACGAGGTCATCCTCGTCCACGCCAAGATCAACGGCGAGTGGTGGACCGGACGTGTTGACAAGTGCCGGAAGGTCCGAAAGGGCAAGAAGCGCACCGTCATCGCCGAGCTGGTGAGCGACTACGTGTGGCTCGAAGCGATGTTCTGCTGGCCGAATAACTTTGCGCCCCTGGGCATCCAGTGGCCGAAGAAGAACGTCAAGCTCATGCCGACGAAGAGCATGATCGAGAGCTACATCTTCGAGGTGTTGTTCCGGCTCCAGGCTTTCGGCAGTGGGCTCTACCGGTTCCCCATCGGGTTCTTCGACAACCCGGGCGAGAACTGGTGGTCGATGAAGGTCAAGGACTGGGCTCGACCGTGCGTGGTGATCCCGGGCAACATCCTCTACGACACCACCCGCTGGAACACGCTGCTGGCGCGGATGACTCCGCTCGACGAGCTGTTCAAGGACGTCACCTACGACGAGCACGTGGTGATCAAGGCGCAGGCCTGGGTGAAGGGTCGAGACCCCCAGCCGTCGGACGCGATCACCCTCGAACACTCGTGCATCTACTTCAAGGTCGAGGACAAGCGCGCCGTCGTCGGCCGGACCGGCACGGTGCTCGACGGCCTGTTCAACACCATCATCGACACGATCTCGCCGGTGGTCGAGAACGTCATCGGCGCCTTCACCGAGAACAGCGAGATGTACTCGCTGAGCAAGTTCTTCGGCACCGACCCCAAGGACCCCTGGGTCGTCATCCGCGAGGACGACATCGACGATGACATCGAAGAGTCCGAGGTCATCATCAACAGCCCCCAGGCGCACACCGGGATCGTCGGTGGCCAGGCCCCGGAGTGGCTGAACAAGGGCATCGAGATGGTCGCCAACGCGGCGATCGGCGGGATCTTGGCCATGGCCGGAATCTCGTTCCTCTCCGACCTGATCAGCGGGGAGCTCTCCGACATCGCGCTGGCCTTCCAGAGCCAGACCGACGAGCGGCGCCGGTCGAAGTTCGGCATCATGATGCTGCCGGAGGCCTACCCCGGCAGCGGCACGACGGCCTACACCTACGACTCGATCCAGGCGCTCCGCAAGATCATGCACGAGACCCGGCCGTACCGGACGTTCTCGGTCACGGTCAACGACGGGAAGCCGTTCGTCCCGTTCGTCCACTTCGGAATTGGCGATCCGATCGGCTGGGAGGACGAAGGCGAGATCCACGTCGACTACGTCCGCCGGATCACCGTCACGCTCAGCCGCGACAAGAGGACCCGGCTCACGATCAAGGTCGGCGACGACCAGGGCCCCCGGGACCCGATGGAGCTCGCGCTGAAGCGGGTCGAGGGAGTCAAGCAGGCCTTCGACTTCTGGACTTTGTCGGATGGCTGATGACGACCGATAGACTGACTCGCGAACCGAGGGAGACACGATGACCGGCCCAGTAACCACTGTCCGCGAGGCGATCGCGAAGCTCGTCCTGCGCTGGGACGGTGACGCTCTGGACTACGAGTCCGAGCGGCGCGCGTTCATCGAGGTGACCAACGGCGAGGGAGAGCTGCTGCTCCCTCGTGGTCGCAAGGGCGACAAGGGCGACGACGGCCTGCCGGGGCCGAAGCTGGCGCCGGACCTCATCCTCGAAGAGGACCAGGACGCCGACATCACCCCGCAGCTCCCAGCCGGACTCAGCGACGTCGACCGCGGGTACGTCGTGGTCAACGACACCACGAAGACCGCGTGGTTCTGGAGCGGCACCGGCTGGCAGATCGTCCACGACGTCGTCGGGATGCAAGGCGAGCGGGGACCGGCCGTCGGCTTCTCCATCGGCACCATCACCACCTCCCCGGCCAACGGGTCCGCGTCGGTGTCCATCGACCCCTCGTCGACGCCGGGGAACATGATCCTGAACTTCACTCTCCCTCGGGGTGGTCAGGGCCCGGTCGGCGTCGGCCAGCGCGGTCTCGCTGGCGATGCGATCTTGCAGGCCAACGATTTCGCCGCCCCCGAAGGCGGGGCCGAGGGCATGGAGGACGGCACCACCCTCGTGTGGGACACGACCGTCGGGAAGTTCGTCCCGATGGCGGTCACCAGCGGACCGGCCGGACCGTACGGCATCGGCCCCAACGAGTTCGCCGCGGTGAACGACAACAACTGGCCGAACGACTACAAGGTCGTCGCTCAGATCACCGTCCCGGAGCAGCCTTTCGCCTGGCATCCCCGCGTCTTCGCACAGTGTGACGTCCGGCTCACCGGTCTCCAGGCGCGCGTCGACCTCGAAGCCCGCATCGGGTCGCCGACCGGCCCCATCGTCGGCCGCGGTCCGGGACACACGATCTCGACCTTCATCGACAACTACTACCCGCGCGACCTCTCCCCCGCGTTCGAGGGAGGCCCCATCACCCCGGAGTCCTCGGCCTACTCGATCCCGCGGAACACCCCCGGCACGATCTACCTCGTCATCCGGCGGATCGACACCCTGGCGACCTTCGGTGTGAGCACGCGCAAGGACCGTGCGTCGCTGACGGTGTACTGCGACCCGATCCCGGGGTCGGAGACGTAGCGTGACCGACGTCCTCGACCTCAACCGGAAAACCCCGGAGGAGTTGCTCCTCGCGGGCAAACAGCTCGCGCTGAAGGCTGACATCTGGGACCCGAAGAGTGTCGGCGAGATCGTCGCGAAGATCCTCGACATGTTCGGGCTCGACATCCCGAACTGGGAAGACGCGCTGGCGAATTGGGACGCGCTGAAGGACGCCTTCGAGGGCAACTACGTCGGCTCCGACCTCGCGCTCAACATCATCCAGAACACCGTCGGCACGATCCGGAGGCTGGCGACCGGCCTGATCAACCCGTCCCGGCTGCCGCTGATCCCGTTCTCCCACATCGGCGAGGCCTACCCGAACCTGCTGGAGAACGGCGAGTTCGAGGGGGCCGACTCCCTCGATGGCCAGGACATCTGGACCTGGGACGGCACCGAGGGCCGAAACGATCCTGGGTCGGCGCGCACCCACGGCAGCGGGGAGCGAAAGGTGCTGCTGTCCAACGCTGTCGCCGCCACCCCGGAGCAGAAGTTCCAGATCTCGGGCTGGACGAAATGGAACGGGGTCTCGGGAGGCGCTGCGGCGCTACGGATCTCGGCCGTCGCATACGCCGGGGACACTATCGTCGGCGAGACGGTCATCGCGACGATCAACTCCCCGGCGTCGACGCAGGGGTGGACCCAGCTCAGCGGAACCTACGAGGTCCCCGCGGGAGCGGACGCCGTTCGGGTGCAGGTCGAGGTCGGCGCCAGCGTCACTCTCGGCACCGTGTGGTGGGACGACATGCGCGTCTCGAAGTACGGCAGCCTCCCGCAGCGCTTCATCGGCGGGCTCGTCGATGCCCTTGGCGACCTCGGCGCCGGAATTGTGGCCGTGGTCAACCAGATCGGTGACTTCTTCGACCGGATCACCGGCCGCGTCGGTGCCACCATCATCGACATCCAGGAGTGGATCTCCCAACTCGGAACGATCCTGTCCGGCGGGACCGTCGGCGCCGGTCTGCTCCCGACGTTGTCCAACGGGCTGCGCACCGTCGTCGGAGGCGTTCAGGGGTTCATCCAGAGCGTCATCGACACGATCCTCTCGGCGCTGCGCAAGGTCCCGGTGATCGGCGGCCTAATCTCCGACATCGGCGACGACATGGAGAATCTCGGGAACACTGCCCAGAAGGGGCTCTCGATCGCTCAGGATGGCCGGACGCTGGCCCAGAGCACCGTCTACAACATCGCCACCGCTCGGCCGCTGTGGTCCGGCCTGGACCCCACCGCGGAGGTCTCCTTCAACTGGGGCGACCTCGCCTACAACACCGGCGGTTCGATCTCGACGCAGACGGTGACCCCGACGATCGCGCGCATCGTGAAGATCCGCTGCCAGGTCGACCAGATCATGAACACCGTGGCCATCCTCGCCTCGAAAAGCGGGACGTCGCAGTCGATCTACATGAACATCTACCGGTACAACGAGGAGACCGCGAAGTGGGTCCGGGTCTACGCGACCTCGTCCAGCTTCGCCTCACTGATCGGCGCCTCTCTCAACCGGGTCACCCTGAAGTTCTCCGAGGAGGGCTTCCCGGTCAGCGCGCAGGAGCTGTACGCCTTCGAGTTCTGGGTGACCGGCGGCAACGTCACCTTCGCCTCGAAGACCTTCCCTGTTGCACCGATCCCTTCGGTCGTGCCGGGAGCCATCGGCGGGTCCCGGAACCCGACGACGGCGAACATGAACGAGATCACCAGTGCCGAGATGGAAGCGATCAACGACGGCAACACGATCTACCTGGAGTTCGGCTCGGACCTGGGGCAGCTCGAACTGCCGCGGCACTTCTTCATCAACTTCGACAACTACTCGTGGCAGAACTGGGTTCGCAACACCGTCGATGGGAACCAGCTCCAGATCGAGAACGGCCGCGTGGTGTACGGCAACCCTGGAGGAGCCGGTGCCGGGGTGCAAACCGCCGTCTTCGGGTCGCAGACACTCACCGACGACATGGCCATCATCGGGGAGCTCGTCGAGGAGCCGAAGACCCTGGCGTACTCGGTGTTCGGGATCTGCTCGGACAACACGACGAGCAACAACAACGCCCAGACCGTGCTAATGCGCATCAACCGGGGCAACGTGGCGATCATGACTGGCGCGACCGTGCGTGCCGATGCCGACGGGACGTATACGGCAGGGTCGTACCGGTTGCGCTACAGCGAGGCGACGAACACCTTCACCGCCGAGCGGTGGAACGGTCTGGGGTGGTCCTTCATCGTCGATTGGATCGACTCGGGGAGCGTCGCCGGACACGGGCCTGGTCGTCGCTACGGAGTCATCGCGATCCAGTACGCCTTCTTCAACGCCGGACCCGCAATCGACAACGTCCAGATCATGGACCTGGTCGCGGCCTGATGTGGTCACCGACGCCGACCCCGGACCCGACCGTCAACCGCGGGACCGGTTGGTCCCCTGACGGCGTCGCTGAGGTCCCGATCGACAGCGAGATCGGCTGGTGGGTCCGGCAGCAGCTCATCGCCCGAGCCGAGCACCTCGGCGAGTTCCCTGCGACGCTGGCTGCGCACCTCCGCGCCGTCGCCGAGACCAGCGGGGCCTACCCGGCAACCCTCGTCGCACACCTGGTCGGCGTCGTCGCGTCGTCGGCCGTATCGACGGCCTCCCTGGTCGCGCATCTCAACGCCGTCACCGAGGCGCAGGCTGAGTTCCCGGGACGTACGTCCGTACCAGGGATCGCGCCGATGGAGGCGACCGGCCAGTTCCTCGCGTCGCTCCAGGCGCATCTGCTGGCGGTGCAGACCGGCGCCGGAGAGCACGTTGCCACCCTCGCCGCACGACTCGTGGCCACCCTCGACGCCAGCGCGACCTTCCCCGGCAGAGGGGCCTACAGCCCGGTCGCGCCGACCACCACGGCATTCACCACCGTCGGCGCGTTCGCCTACCCGATCCCGGCCTGGAGCATCTACGTCGACGCCATCGGCGTCGGCGGCGGGCGCGGCGGGCAAACCGGATCCGGTGCGAACAGCCAACCCGGGTCCGGCGGTCTCCCTGGCGTCTGGGCCGGGATCACGCTTCAGCGCGGAGTCGACATCCCCTGGAGCGAGGTCCAGCTCACCGGTGTCGTCGGCGCTGGCGGGGCCGGAGGAGCGAACTCGGACAACGCCGCGGGCCAACCCGGCGGGAACACCACGATCACCGCATCGGTCGGGACCCTCACTGCGGCCGGAGGAACCGGCGTCAACAGCGGCTCGACGAGACGCGATGGTCCGGGTCCTGGCGACTACACTTACCTCGATACCACCTACACCGGCGGCGCGCTGTCCGACGGCAGCGGGCTCCCCGGCAACCCTCCTGGCGGCGGCGGATCGGGTGGCAACGGCGGTGTTTTCGGCAACAGGACCCGCGGTGGCGCGGGAGCGAGGGGGCAGGCGTGGCTTCGAGCCCGACAGTCGTAGAGTTCGAGACCGAGTTCTGGATCGAGTTCGGAGGCTGGATCATCGTCCCTCTCGGGACCGAGATTACCGGTCGTCGGGTCGAGGACGGATACCTCATCGTCGAGGCCCGGTGCGTCTACGATTACGGTCCCTTCTCCGACGGCTACGCCCCTGCCTTCGACTTTCAGGCGGTTCGGTTCGCGGCCACTCTCTTCGGAGAGCTTCTCGATCCTGTCGAGACCACCTGTACCAGCGCGCCGGACGGTGAAGGCGCACGCATCACCATCGCCAAGGAGTGACCCATGCCCTCGACCAACGCCGACAAACTCGAAATCGCCGATTACATCGCGAGTCGCGTCAACAAGATCACCCCGCACAGCGGCGATCCCGGGACCACCGGCGCCAATCGCATTGGCACGCTGGAGGCAGCACTCACGTGGCCCGCGGCGGCGATGAACGGTGCTGTCGCTAGGGCTGTGAGCAACCCTGCGGCCGTGGTGATCCCCGCCAACACCACCGTGAGTCACTACGGCGTGTGGAATGGGAGCACCTTCCGTCGCGGTTACCCCATGCAGAATCCGATCACCACCGGCCCGTCGCCGGTGTCGGTCGACCTCACCGCCGAGGTCAACTACACGGCCTGAGTTTCGGATGGGCCCCAAGGCCGGTGATACCGTCGGGTAACCGGAGGAGGGGTGCGAGTGGCTGCTGGCGATGTGGTGTTGAAGTTCGACCACGTGATCATCCCGCAGGAGACCTATTACTGGTGCGGACCTGCGACGATGCAAGTGCTCCTGTCGATTCGGGGCATCCATGTCACCGAGAAGTACATGGCCGACCAGCTCGGCACCACGGTGAATGGTACGGACACCATCCTCTACCTCACCCGAGAGCTGAACGAGCGTCTCGGTGACATCTACCGCACCGTGCAGGTCCCGGGAGCCGGGAACCTCGACCAGTTCCGGGAGCACGTCTTCCACTCGATCGACGCCGGATACGGTGTCGGCGGAAACATCATGGTGCCCCCGGCCAACTACCCTCGGCCGCAGCGGGGAGAGCGCGCGCAGTACCGCGGCGGGTGGATCTACCACTACTGGTCCATCGTCGCGAAGAACGAGCGCCTCGACCAGATGGCGATCGCTGACAGCGGGTTCCCGGACTACTACTACTGGGTGACCAGCGAACAGGCCCTCTCGATGATCTCGGGTAAGGGGTACACCTGGGCTGCCAACGCCAAGGTGGCTGACGACTTCCTCGGCCTGCTCACCGACACCGAGATCGCGAAGGTGCTCGCCGGTGCCACTCAGGTCGGCGAGCCGCACAGGGGGTCATGATGGACGTTGCAACGCTCCGGAAGGCCTTGGCCCCAACGCCCCTCAGCGACGCCGAGCTGGCGAACCACCTGCCCGCGGTCGAGGCCGCGATGATCCAGGCCGGAGCCACCACGGTGCGCCGGGCCGCGGCGTGGTTCTCCCAGATCACCGTCGAGTCCGGCGGGCTCCGGTGGTTCGAGGAGATCTGGGGCCCCACCGCACAGCAGCGCGGGTACGAGGGCCGATCCGATCTCGGCAACACCGTGCCGGGGGACGGCTACCGATTCCGCGGCCGTGGCCCGATTCAGCTCACCGGTCGCAACAACTACCGCGAGTTCGGAAAGTGGTGTGTCACACAGGGTCTCGTCACCGACCCCGAACACTTCACGAAGAACCCGGACCTGGTCGCGATGCCGAAGTGGGGATTCCTCGCCGCGGCGAAGTACTGGTCGACGACCTGGCGCCGCGGGAAGTCGATCAACGAATGGGCCGACGCGGGAGACATTCTCGCGGTCAGCCGATGCGTGAACGGGTGGATCGACGGGTCGTACCCGTACCATTACGCCGAGCGCAAGAAGAGCTGGGACAACTGCCTCGCACTCGGCGAGGCGATACTACCGGGAGGTTTCCTCATGGCCATCGACGAAGTCGGACAGCGCAAGATCCTCGGCGCCGCGATCCAGACCGCGGACCCGCAGCAGACCGACGTGGCGAAGGGGGTCATCGGCCCCCGTCCGCAGCGACACACCCAGTTCTACAACGTGGACGGGAACCCGTCGCTCGCAGCCAAGGGGAAGAAGCTCGCCTACCTGCGCGCGATGGTCATGGACCTCTGGAACGAGCTCGTCTACGACGGTTACGTCGCCGAGATCGAGGACCCCGCGCTCGACGACAAGCGCTACGGATCGCCGGTGCGATTCATCACCGCGATCCACAAGAACGTGCGGCAGAGCTTCCTGCTCATCCGCGCCATCGCCGACAAGGTCGGCGTCGACACCAAGGCCGTACTCGAACCGGCCCCCAGCATCGAGGAGAAGAAGTGACTCTGCCCAGCATCCCGCCCGTCCCCGCGACCGAGGTCGTCGACCAGCTCCGTGCGGATCTCCAGGCGCAGCCGTGGTTCAAGCGGTTCTCCAACACCGTCAGCTCGGCCGTCGGCGTTCTCGCCCTGGTCATCTGGGTCGCCGTCACCAACGGCGTGCAGATCGACCCGGCCATTCAGACCGGGGTCGGCGCGCTGCTCGCGGTGCTGACCGTGCTCGGCGTCCTGAAGACCCCGAACGGCGTCACCCCGCGTGGCGTCGAGAAGGTCGAGGACGCGGCCCTGACGGTGGCGCACCGGTTCGAGTGACCCGCATCCGGCGCTTCCGACTTCCCCGAACCGGGCGATGGACTCCCCTCATCCCTCTCCCGGTTCGGGTGGTCATCCTTGCCCTCTGGGCACTGGAGCCGATCTCGCGGGGTCTGGACTACCTCACCGGTGATCAACCGGGAGTGACCCAGTCGCTCACCAGGATCGAGCAGGCGTTCCCTCTCCAGGTCTGGGGTGGGTTCTGTTTCATCTCCGGAGTGATGATCCTCGTCGGGTTCGCCGGTCGTTGGCGGCGCCTCGCCATCCTGGGCCTCTACTTCGCCGGAGCGACCTACGTCGCTCTCGGGTGCGGGTTGGCTGCGGTCGTGATTGAGCGAGGAGGAGATGGGTTCCGCACGCCGGTCATGTTCTTCGTCTTCGGGCTCACGTACTGGGCCGCAGCCATCGGATACATGATGAGTGGCCCTCCGGAACTTATCGTTGTGGACAGCAACGATTCTGACGAGAAGGTGCCCGATGGAAGTCCCTCTACCGACCACTGACAACTTCTGGCTCACCCTTCTCGTCTTCATCCTGTTCGGGTCCCCCGCGCTGTTCTCCAAGACCGCGGCGAAGCTCCCGGGATTCCTTGGCGCGGCCGGTCGTTGGTGGCAGAACCGATCCGAGGCCAACTCCAACACCTCGCGCGTGGTCACCGCGGCGAACCTCGAACGGATCATCGACCAGCGGGTGTCGGAGAAGGTCGGCCATATCGAGCGCGAGGTCGTCGAGCTTCGCGAGGACATCGACGACTACTCGGAGTACCTGACCTACGACGCCGGGTGGCACCGGGAGACGAACATCTATGCCGCGCAAGCGGGCTTCGAGTTCCCGCCGCCGACACACCTGACGTTCACGCAATGGCAGGAGCGCAAGCGCACCCGGGCCACCTCGGCGGGCTAGTCGACGGCCTTGCGCGACAGTCCCTTGAACACGTAGGCCGAGGTGACCTTCCCGTTCTTGCGCACGCTGGCAGATTTCGTCGTGAACCCGTTGTCGCGCATCCGAGCCATGAACTCGCGCTTGTTCATCGGCTCCCGGATCTCTTCGCGCTTGGCCCACTGCCGGTACAGCTCGAACAGCGTGGTGGTGACGATCTTCCCGTCCTCGTCGGCGACGGTCATCTCCGACAGGAACGTCTGGAAGCTCGACGTCCCGGCGATGAACTTCTTCTGACGCTGGCGCACGAGCACCGGCATGTCGACGTCGAGACCTTCGGCGAGGTAGTCGATCAGGCCCTCGACGAGCCAGGCCAGCACGGCGCGCAACGCCTCGGGAGACGACTTGATCGGGTCGCTCTCGACCGCGCTCGGCGGGACCTGCCGGTCGAAGGGGAGCACGAGCAGACGACGCCAGAGTGCCGCGTCGCCGTCCTCAATCGTCGGCATCGAGTTGGTTGCGACGATCGGGGTGAACATCGGGGTCTTCTGGACGATCGTGTTGCTGTAGAGAGCACGGGCCGACACCGAGTCGCCGCCGGTGAGCCGCTTGATGACGTCGGAGTGCAGCTTGTTGCGCTGGCCGACCTCCGAGGCGAACACGATCCGGCGGGGGAAGGCGTTGATCACCTCGGGCATCGGACCCGAGTCCCGCTTCTGGCGGAACAGGCCGTTGAGGTCGATCGAACCGGCGTAGTCGCCGAGACAGGCCTGCATCGCTTCGAGGATGGTCGTCTTGCCGGTCGAGGTGCCACCCTGGATGAAGATGATGCGGCGCTGCGGATTCCCTCCGAGGAAGGCGTAGCCGAACACCTTCCGGACGTACCGCTGGTACTCCGGGTCCGGCAGGAACGTGCTGAGGTAGCTCTCCCACTTCGGGTGGGTGAGACCGGGCTCGTAGGTGGTCGCGGTGTGCTGGAGGATCAGGTCTTCGGGCTTGCCCTTGCGGCACAGCGAGTCGTAGTCGGTGACCACACCCTTCTTCGCCGCGACCTCGCGCAGATCCAGGACGCCGTTGCCGACACCCCAGGTCAGCGGATTCGTATCGAACTCGGCCGGGTCGATCGGGTTCTTCGAGAGCACGTGAGCCATCGACATCGAGTGCTCGATGATGGTCCGGTTGCCCGCCGTGACGGCGCGTTTGTCGAAGGCCTTCGCCGCCTTCAGGGTGTCGTCGGCTTCCGACATCCCCTGCTCCTCCTGGACCTCAGCCATGTTGTAGTGGCTCACCGCGGCAGCGCGGAGGGAGGCCTGCACCGACTGGGACCAGAGCAGGCCGTAGGTCTCGGCCTTGGTCAGCTTCACCAGCCGACCGATCTCCTCGTCCCACCAGGCCCAGTCGTCGGTGCCAGTCTTGATCGGCCGAACGACGTCGCCGAGCGCGTCGAGGAACATCTGCGCGCGGCCGGAGTCGCTGTCTTCGTACTCGCTGGCGTCGACGATCGTGTTGCGGCGCTCGATCATCCGCTTCAGCATCTTGTCGCGGAACGCCTCGATGTCGATGTCGCCGTCCCTGGCGGTGTACCCGCCGACGGTCGAGATCCGGATCAGATCGTCGGCGATGTCGGCGCGCAGCTTCGAGACCTCCCCGCACAGCGCGCGGCGCCACTCTCCCTTGGCCTGCAAAATGTCTCGGCGGGCCTCGCCACCGTCGGCCCCGCCGAGGGTCTCGGTCAGGAAGGCCTTACGGACGCGGCTGATCGCCAGCTTCAGTCCGTGGTGGCCCTCGGCCGCGAGCTGGACGACCTCGTGCAGTCGGCCGAGCATCATGTCGTGTGCGCCGGAGGACATCTCCTCGGCCAGCTTCTCCGGGTTGGTGGCCCGGTTCATGTGGCCGGACGGCTCCTCTTCGTAGCCGGGGATCTCGGTTTCGAGCCACTGCACGGCTTCTTCGACGTCGTCGATCTCCTCGATCACGCGCGACTGGCCAGCTTCGCCCTTGCACAGGTGCTCGACCCACGGCTCCGGCAGCTCCGGCAAGTCGGTGACGTGCGGCGGGCCGTCCATCGGCTGCTCGTCGAGGTCGTACCAGCGGTAGACCCGGTCGTCGGTCTCCGACGGCCATGCGACGGCGTAGCGGTGGGTGCGCTGGATGACCTCGATGTCGGGGCCGGGCTTGCCCTTCCACTTCTGATCGGCAGGGACGAGGAAGAACCGGATACCCGACGGGTTGTCGGGGTCACGCGAGGTGGAGCGGTAGGTCATCGGCAGCGGTCCGAGCTCGTCGATCAGGTCGCGCAGAGTCTCGTAGCCGTGCTTGTCGTCGTACTCGTCGACGTCGAGGCCGATGACCTCGACCTTGATCTCTCCCCCGAGGGTGAACCGCGGCATCCGCAGGCCCAGGTTGGACTCCGGGATCTCCTCGATCCAGTCGTTGATCTGGTTCTCGTCGGGGTATGGCTTGTTCCCCGTGGTGTCGTCCGGCGGCGGGTACTTCATGCCCTCCGGCAGCGGAAGCGGGCTGTGCCAACCGGCGGCAAGGTAGGCGTCAGCGTGGTCACCGTAGATCAAGGGGATCTCCTATATCTCCTGCTCACGGAGCAGAACTTCATCGACGGACTCGAAGTAGAGCCCGCAGCCTGGACAGACCATGGGGAAGGCGAGGTACTCGCGGAAGTAGCGGACGTGGGCCGGACACAGCACCGCGTAACGGCGGATGAGTCCGGCGACGAAGGGGACCGTGGAGATGTCGTATCCCTCGTCGATGAGTTTGATCGGGTTGGACCCCGGCCAGCAGGTGCAGAGGCGAAGGTCGTAGGCCTTGGTCCCGCGGGCCTGGCAGCCCTTGGGGTCCAGCTCGGCCAGGCTCACCTCGGCGGGTAGCACCCGGTCGAGATTGGCCGACAGCCAGAGCATCTTCTTGGCATCGCAGACCAGACCATCAGTCTCGAAATCGAGGCTCTCCAGGGTCTTGTCGAAGTCCACGACTCTCCTTGTGCGATCGGTTCTGAATGAGTTCGCCGCCGTAGATGCCCTCGGCGAGAGGGTCGAGCTGTGCCGCGGCGAGGCATTGGACGCGCTGGGTGCAGGCCTGGCACACGGCCTTGGCCATCTCGTGACGCCCCCGGCGCGCGACCGCGCTCTCCCCCTTCGCGTTCTTCTCGCCGCCGCCGTCGAGTTCGGCGTCCCAGAGCCACGACCCCTGGAATCGAGGCTGGCAGCAGGACGCTTCGCGACGGTCGACGGCGAGCTGAGCGGGGGAGAGCAGGCCGAGCGGGATCGGGGTCACCCTTTCGGAACGTTGGCGCGGATGATGTTCTCTCGCACGACTTCTGAGTCGAAGTAGACCAGGATGCCCTGGATCTCCAGTCGCTCGGCGACCAGGCGCATCATGTTCTCGTTCGAGATCCCCTCCTCGGGGTCCCAGTCGTCGTCGAGGCGCTTCACCGGGTGAACGTCGCTCCCGGCGCGCAGCTTGCCCTCCTCGTAGTCCTTGGCCACCGAGCCCACCGTGGCGGTGAGCCGTTCGGCGACCTGGACCGGATCGAGACGTTTCACTGTGCGGACCCCGCTTCCATCAGTGCCTCCACGCTCTCGCGGTAGTAGCGGACCTGCTTCGGCCCGAGCGGACGCACGCCGACGATCTTGCCCTCGCGCTCCCACCGACGCAGGGTCGGCCGAGACACCCCGAGCATGGTTGCCGCGGTGTTGGCGTCGATGGTCTCGCGGATCACCTTGCGCAGCTCGGCGATCTTCTCCGGCGAGGACTTGCGGGGCAGGGACTTGGAGTCCGAGCGACGCGAGATCTCCAGGCGCCAGTTGTGGATCTCTTCGATGATCAGTTCGTAGTCGTCGATCAGGGTCTTGACCGGGACCCGTTGGTGCGCACCCGCCGTCCGGCTGACCGGCAGGGTCTCCATCCCACCCTGCCGGTTCAGGCAGCGGCGAAGGACCCAGGCGGGCACACCGAGAAGGACCGCGGCCTGGTTGATACTCACCAGGTTGTCGATCGTGATGTCAGTGCCGCTCATGTCCTCATTCCTCGTTTTGTTTCGGTTACTCACAACTGTAGCAGACCGCGGTCTATCGCCTCCTTCAGCAGCGGCCACGCGCGAAACACCTTCGCCCGCTGCTCGCGCACCTTCCGGATGAACAGCAGCGCGTGGCGGTCGGCGTCGCGCGCGTGACGGCTGCCAGAGGCCCAGAGACCCCACTGCTTCAGCCGCTCGTCGGTGATCGTGGTCTTGGCCTCGCTCGGCTGCTGTTTGACCGGCTCCGGGACGATGCGCTCGATCCAGAGCAGGGTGTCGAGGCTGGAGATGAGTCGGACCGGCGAGATCGCGTCTCGCTTCTGCGACTGGGTCCGCAGGATGAAGTCCTCGACCACCACGGTGGCGCACGGCACACGTCCGCCGAGCCGGATCAGGCGCTCCATCATGAACACCCCGGCCGCTTCGCCGGACGCCGAGCCACCGAGGTCGATCCCCTGTGCCGCCGCGGAGTTCGCCACCTGTCCGGACTTCGCTCCGCAGTCGATCTCCCCGTGGTGCCACTGGGTGATGGTTTCGTGCGGCCGGACGGTCTTGTCGAGCAGCTTGGCGGGGTCGACGCGCATGATCGACCAGCCGGTGGTCCCGCCCGGGTCGAACGCGACGACGCTGAGCCCTCGGCCGAGCCGGTGAATGATGCGGTCGTCGTCCATCGCGGCGACCTTCTGCGCGAAGGGAGCGTCGAGGTCGAGCATCGCCTTCTTCCGGTCGAGCCAGTCGCCGGTGGGATCAGAGGGCTTCACTCCATCGTCTCCTGGGCCGAGACGGTGACCTCCTGCTCCATCGGGGGAGAGTCAAGATCCCAGGTCACTCGGTAGACGTTGTAGACACGACCGTCCTTCCGGATGCGCTCCCCGACAGCGGGGACCCGGAATGCGTCGCCGACGAACTGGTAGTAGGCGGTGACCGACCGAGGCCCCATGAGGGACTGAAGATCGTATGTGACAACAACTTTCGTAGGCATGGTCATTCTGGTGCTCCTAGCTCGACGTTGATCAGGGTCCGGCCCGGACGATTGACGTGCATCGACCAGCTCACCTTCAGCACCGGCCGAAGACCGCTGGACTCGACATGATCCCCTACCCGAGGGACCAGCGGGGCTGAGCCGGTCGGATACTGCACATGCCAGGAGGGGTGAGCCCGGGGCTCCTGGGCCTTGGAGTGATAGAACACGGTCGTTTCCTGGTACATCATTCCTCCAGTTCGATCAGGGTGAGTTCTTCTGCCTGGACGCTCGGGCCGTGCCCGTCGCGGGACAGGCCGAGCACGTGAACCGCGGTGAGGTCGGTGATCGCGGCGATCTCTTCGGCAAGGTCGGGGTACATGAACCGATGAACGTAGATGTGGACCTCGATCCCCTCCCCGTCTTCGGCGATGATGGTGGCCTTCGTCGACTTCTCCGGTGCCGAGTCCTCGGCGCGCAGCTCCTCGACCGGACGGCCGGTGCGCTTGCGCAGAGCCTCGAAGTGGTCCTTGATCTTGACCTCGCGGACCAGACCGATGAACACCACCCGCTCGTCGACGGCCGAGAGCAACAGGTCCGAGCCGGTGTTGTCGCCGAGCAACCCGAGATCGCCGTCGTCGATCGCGGTCTCGATGGTCGCGACGGCGCGTGCGGCCCGGTTGATCCCGAACGGGTCCGGGCTGGACGACATGTCGTTGAGCCGGTCGATCATCTTCGGACCAACGCCAGGGATGCCGGTCGACGGCTCGTCCGGAAGGGTCTTTCGGCCCTTCTTCCCGGCGACGTACCGCATGTCCTCCCAGTGAAGACCGACCAGCCGGAAGTCGACTGGTCCGGTCATCTCGTCCGGCGGGGTCGCGCGAGCGTCACGCCACTCGACCATCTTCCGGCCGACCTTCTCGGCGACACCCTCGACCTGGGTGAAACCGGCGCGCACGGCCCGGGGCCCCTTGAACTGCGCTCGGATCGGGCTGCCGTCCTCACGGAGCCCGCGGAACTCGTCGGTCCACACTGGCTCCCAGGTGAGTTGTGACTTGGCCAGGCTCGGCTCGACGATACTGACCCCATGTCGCGTTGCATCCTTCATGAGGGCCAACGCCTGGTCCTTGTCCGCGCGGCGCAGCGCCGCCGCGAAGAACTCGCGAGGGTAGTAGAGCTTCAGCCAGGCCAGCCAGTAGCCGACGACCGAGTAGCAGACAGCGTGCGCGATGTTGAACAGGTAGCTCGATGACGCGGCCATGTAGTCCCACAGCTCGCGGGCCTCGCTCTCGCTGAGCCCGACCTCGCGCTTCATGCCGTCGCGGAACTCCTCCCAGAATGCCTCGAACGCGCCACCCTGCTTCTTCTTTCCGATGATCCGGCGCAGCGCACCGACCCTCTCGCCAGGCATCCCCGCGGTGCGGCCCATGCCCATCACCTGCTCCTGGTAGACCAGGCAGCCATTCGTCTCCGCGAGCACCTTGTTGAGGTCGGGGTAACCCCAGTCGCGAGGCTCCTCTTTGCCCAGCTCGACGGCCTCGTAGTGGCTGGTCTGGCCGGAGATCAGCGCGCCGGGGCGCGACAGCGCGTTGATGTCGGCGAGATGGCGGAACTCGAACTTCGTGGCTCCGGCCAGCGCGTTGACGATCCCGCGGGTGGTGCGGCCGTCGAACTGGAAGATGCCGGTGAGGTCACCGGTGCCGAAGATGTCGTCGAACACCTGCTGGTTGTCCCGGGGCAGCGCGTAGAGCTCGTTCCAGGACATGCCGATCCACCCGAGCGCGTCGGAGATCAGACCGAGGGTCTTCAGCCCGAGGATGTCGAGCTTCAGCATCCCGAGGTACTCGGCGTCGCGCTTGTCATAGGCGATGCCTCGGCGGGTCACGCCGTCTTTGGTCTGGGTGTAGATCGCGCACGTGTCGACGATGGGTCGGGTCGAGATCACCAACCCCGCGGCATGGATACCGAGACCCCGGTAGTCCCCCTCGATGTCGGCTGCCATGCGCAGGTCGGGGTACTTCTCGACGATCTCCCGGGCTCGGTCGAAGCTGGCGATCGCGTCGACGACGGAGTAGTTCTCGCGCGGGTCGCCGTCGTCGCGGTCGACGATGAGATCCTTCAGCTCGAAGACCTCGGAGAAGTCCGACAGCTCGTGTGCTCGCGCGACGTCGGCGATCGCCGTCCGGCCGCGGTAGCGCATGTAGTTGGCGATGTGGCTGGTCTTCTCGGCGCCGTACTTGTCTGTGGCGTAGGCGAATACGGCCTTGGGGTCCTCGAAGTCGATGTCGATGTCGGGGTCGTCCGGACGCGACGGGTCGATGAACCGCTCGAACTGCATGAGCGGGAACTCCATGGGGTCGATCTCGGTGATGCGCAGCAGGTAGCAGATCTCCGACCCGGCAGCCGAGCCACGACCGGGGCCGACGCCCATCTTCGCGACGTCCTTGGCCCACCGGACCAGGTCGGAGCACACGAGGAAGTAGTCGCAGAACCCCTTCTCGTCGAGCAGCCCGAACTCGTAGTGGATCCGCTCCAGGTAGGCATCGGTGTCGGCATCCCACCGCTGCGCGAAGCGGGGGTCGGTGTTCGCGCGGAACTCGATCCCGTCGTTGATCCACTCGCGCAACCGGTCCGGCGCGGACATCTGCTTGCCGCGCTCGATGTAGATGACGCGCTCAGACTTCGGCAGCTCGACGTTGCAGCGGTCGGCGATCTCGCGAGCCCCGCGGATGGCGGCGTCCCCCTCCGCGTCACTCAGCAGGCAGTCAGCGAGCTTGCGCAAGCACTCCTCGTCGGACTCGGGGTAGGTCAGCCGGACGTCGTACTCCCAGTCGGCGTCCTGGGTCGACACTGTGCCGCCGCGGTGCGCCGCGTGCAGCATCCGCTGGATGGCGTTCTGGTCGGGGTAGGGGTAGTGGACGTCAGCCGTCGCGACCGTGGGGATGCCGTCGGCCGCGGCGACGTCGGCGAAGAACTGGTTGAGCAGCACCGCTCGGTCCAGCTCGGGGAACATCTGCATCTCCAGGTAGAACCGGTCGCCGTAGACCTTCCGGAACTTCGCGATGAGTGCGCGGGTCTCGTCGACGGACTCGTCGGTCCAGTCGTCACGCCGGTCACCGAGGGTCTTGCCGCCGAGCAGCGTGCAGGAGATCCACGAGTCGGCGCACCCGCTGGTCACGATGAGCCCCTTCGTCAGCTCGGGATCGAGGATCTGATTCAGGTGCAGGCGCGGGACGTACTTGGTCTGCTCCCAGGCCAGGCCGACGAGACGATTGAGGTTGCGGTACCCCTCGGCGTTCATCGCGAGCACGGTCTGGTGGAAGTGCCGTCGACGGGGCTCGTCGGCCGGGGCGATGTCGAACTCGACGCCGAAGATCGGCTTGATCCCAGCCTCGTTCGCAGCCTGTTCGAGCTGTACGTGCGACGAGAGGTTTCGGTGCTCGGTGAGCGCGAGCGCGTCCATCCCCAGCTCGACGGCCCGGGCCACGTGGTGCTTCGGCAGCCGGTACCCGTCGCCGTGGGAGAACGAGCTGTGCGTGTGCAGGGAGACCCACTCCATCAGCGCATCCTCGACAGTCGAGCGGCCCGTGCTGCCTGGTCGTAGACGGCAGCGCGAGCTTTCGCCCGCTCGAAGGGGTCGATGTACCCGCGGTAGAGATCCTTCGGCGCGGTGATGATCCGGCCGTTGAAGACCATCACCCCATTCTCGTCGAAGGCCGACAGCGGGGTGAAGTAGTGCCGTGAGGGGGAGTCCGGGGCTCGATGGCGGCGCCCTTCGTCGTGTCCGGCGATCAGCGTGCAACGCACCTCGACGCCCATCTTGTTCTCCTTGACGAAACCGCAGCGTCCGCGCGGTTTCAGCGTCGGGACGCGGTTGACGATGGTCATGGGTCCTCCAAAATTGCCGGAAAATCCGGGGGAAGTTTCGAGATCGACTTTAACAGTTGACGTCAAGCGACGTCAAGGTGTCGCTGGCCCCGCGAACCGATGAGCCACTTCCTGAACGTGATCATGTCGTGGGTGCGGTTGTAGGCCGCGATCTCCTCGGGGTGGTCGGAGCAGGCGTTCTCGCGCTCGATCTCCTGCCGGTACCGCTCGGCGCGGTACTCATCGACCTGGCGGGCATGAGCGATCGAACACTGCACGTGGGAAGCCGTGCAGCGCAGATGCGGCGCCAGCACCGCCGGTCAGTCGCGCTTCTCGGCCCACAGGACCCGGCCGTCGGCCGTCACGCCGACCTGCTCGAACTGGGGCGGGACGGCGGTCTCGATCTCGGCCATGGCGTCGGCCATCCGGTCCTGCGCGCCGGAGTGGCAGAGCTGGTCGACAGCCTCCTTCAGCTTGTCGAACGGGATCGTGCCGGTGATCGTGGTCTCGACGTGCCCGGCCTTGACCAGCAGGATCGCCGGGGTCGAGGTCAGCGAGGCGTCTTCGAGGAATCGGATGACCTGGTCGTATCCGGTCCAGGAATCACACGAGGCGAATCGGAGGTTCCGGTAGATCGGCAGCTCGTTGACGGCCGATTCGAGGTAGTCGTGCATCGGGTCGCCGGGTCGGCCGACGAGGACCAGCCAGCGAGGAGAGCGGCTCTCGTCGGTCACCCGCTCGTAGATGGCGGGGTTGTTCAGGGGGGCGAACTCAATGATGGGCATGGGGCTCCTTCTGGGACGAGAAGAGCGGGTGGACCGACCCCTCAATCGGTCCACCCGCTCAGGTGTGGTGGCTCAGAACGCGCTGCGGCGCTTCCGGCCGGTGGGCTCCGGTTCGGGCTCCGGGCCGTCCTCGTCCCCATCCTCGGGCTCGTCGGCCACGTAGCCGTCCTCGTCCCCATCCTCATCGACGTATTCGTCCTCGTCGATCGGGTCCTCTTCCGGCTCCGGCTCGTCCTCGTCCTCAGGGTCCGGCTCCGGTTCGGGCTTCGGCTTGCGCCTGGTCGCCCGCTTCTTGGTCGCCGCGACGACCTTCTCCGGCTGCTCGTCCTCGTCATAGTCGGTGGGATCGTCCGACACGTCATCGTCGTCGACCACGATCTCGTCGTCGTCGACGATCACTTCCTCCTCGACCGGGCCGCTGGAGGGCACCTCATGGCCGGAGGGGTAGATGTCGTTGACCCGGAGCTGGCGCATCGGGGTCTTCTTGATCGTCCCGTCTGCGCCCTTCTCCTTCTTCGTGTAGCTGTCGTTCTTCGTCGAGACGACGACCGGGATGCCCTTGAATCCCTTTCCGCCCATGGAGAACTGGCCGAGCTTGATGATTTTCTCGCCCTTGTCATCCATGACCGCGTTGCCGCCCCAGAACACCGCGCGGAGCTTGTCGTCGCCGGAGATCGCGTCGAACAGCCGGTTGATCTGGCCGACCTTCAGGTCGATGTACTCCTCCTCCATGCTCTCGGGGATCACGAGGCGATGGAAGATGGCGTAGCCGTTGTACTTCTCGTGCTCGTGGCCCTTCGGCGCATCGAACTCGATGATGGTGACCAGCATCGTCTTGTCACCGGCGCGGGTCGGCTTCACGCCGATCTGCTTGATTTTGGCCGAGTAGACCCCCATGGGAGGGACGGGGCCCGAGTAGTTGGAATACCCCTCGGTGGCCTTGACCTTTGCGGCCTCGGCTCCGAGCTTCAGCTTCAGCTTGACGCCCATTGTGCGTGTTTCTCCTAGTTCCCTGGTGGGGTGTTACTTTGCCGAGCCAGCGGTTGCGGGCTCGTCGTCCTCGATGGAGTTTGCCTCTTCGATCTTCGCGGCGATCTTCGCCAAGTTCGGCCGGATCGAGCGGGGTCCGAGAGCGTCGAACCGGTCCTTGGCGATGACCGACCCGTCCGGGCTGTGCCACTGGATGACCCGCTCACTGGTCGTCTTCTGGGTCTTCGCGCTGGTCACCGAAGCCTTGTGCATGTAGCCGACGCAGTGCATCTGCGCGGCGATCCAGTTCGCGACCTTGTAGCCCTGGCCGTGGAACTGGGGCATCCGGAGCTGTTTGCCCTCCTCGTTGTCGACGAGCATCGCGTGTGCGGTCCAGCAGACGTTGACCGGCAGATCGTTGATCAGGGTCACGTAGCGCATGAGGCGCTGCTGTTCCTTGCCGTACTCGTCGAGGTGGACTTTGTCCGGGTCGAGATCCTTCGCCGTGCCCTCTTCGACGCGCTCATCGACGATGTCGCGCCGGATGTTGAGCTGGAGCTGGGTGCCGGTGTCGACGCACACCCAGTCGAACGGGAAGCCTTCGGCTCCGGCGTGGTCGCGCAGCCACTCGTAGGCATCCTTGAACCGCTGCCACGACGCGGTGCAGTCCCAGACCTTCGAGCCCTCGCCCCCGACCGACTTGCGCGCGGAGATGGTGCCGTTCTCGGTGGCCAGGAACAGGACTCGTCCGCCGGTCCCGGCGAAGCGGGTCTTGCCGATCCCGGGATCGCCGTAGACCAGCATGGTGATGTTCTCGGTGTACTCGTCGATGTCGACGATGTCGTCTGGAAGGTCGAACTCGGTTTCGGTGGTCATGGCTCCTTGATTCCTCGTTGACGTCAACTGTAGCAGTAAATCACATCGCTGTCACTCAGAACTCGCCGCGGCGCTCCTCGCGGTGCGCGGCGTACGGATCGCGCACGCGGTACGCGACCTCTTTCAGCATCTCGACGTCGCCGCCGTTCTCGTCGGCCAGGCACAGCGCGTAGAAGTCGCAGTCCCAGGTGCAGTCGGTCGTCGGCGTCTTGTACAGCGGCAGCCGACCCTCGCGCATCTCGTTCATCACCACGACCTCGTCGGCGATCCGCTGGATCTGCTTGCGACGCTCTTTCGAGGTGCGATACACCGGCTCCCGCTTGAACCGCGGGCTCGGCTGGCTGTTCGAGACGTCACCGAGCACCACGAGCTCTCGCGCGTCAGCCTCCTCGATCAACTCATCGACCTTCATCTTCTCGAAGATCTTCAGGGTGGCCGGACCCTCGATGTTGCGCCAGTCCTCGGCGATCCCCTTCCACTGCTGGGACTCCCACTCCATCAGCGCGTCGAGGTAGTGCTTCTTCGTCGGCTTGTTCGTGGCCTGGCCCTGCGCGTTGACCGGCCGGGGGTCCGGCGGGGCCTTCATCAGGAAGTTGTACATGATCCCGTTGATCCGCTCGGTCTTGCCGATCACCCCGCGACGGCGCAGCACGGTGTCGGCCACGGCCCAGTACCCACCAGCCTGGTCGTCGAGCGGCAGGTGGTGAGTGCGGATCGAGCGCGCCGTTTTGTGGTCCCAGAGCCAGATGGAGCCGTCCGGAAGGTACCGCGCGACGATGTCGAAGGTCCCGTGGAACTTGGCGACCGGGGTGAGGTCTTTCGGCCGCTCCGGGTCGACGCCGGTGGAGCGGGGGATGCCGATGCCGAACGGCGATTCCGGAGACAGGATCTCCCAGTCCTCGTCGAGGCCGAACTCGACGAGGTAGTTCTCCAGCATCGCCACGCCGACGGCCTCGGCGTCCATCACCGTGGTCTCGGCGTCTTCGGGGAGGCCCGACTTCTTGAACTCGACTCGGATCAGCTCACGGACACCCTCGCAGTACTCCCGCCACGTTTCGACCAGCGGACGGCCGCGCTCGGTGCCGGGGATGTACCACTGCTCGAAGGCGAGGTGGATGCCGGTCCCGAACCACAGCGGGAGCTTCTGCTTCTTCGACTCCAGGCCGTCGCGCCAGGCCCACCACCACCGCTGCGGGCACCGCTTGAAGTCCTTGCGCTCGGACCCGCGGAGCAGAGGGAGGTCGATCTGAGTCACGGCAGCAGAACCTCTTCCATGATCGAGATGACTCGCTCGGCGTTGATCCGGAGGATTTGCACGTGAGTGCTCCCCACGGAGTTGAGTCGTGCGTCTGCCTCCCGAGCATCGGGGTCGCGGATCGGCAGAAACGTGATGAAGTCGCGCACTCGGTCGTCGGCCTCCACGAGATAGCCGACGAACCGTCGAATCGGACCCTCGGTGCCCTGCTCGTACATCAGGGTCGAGAGCTTTTCGTCGACGTCGCCGTACTCCCCTCGAACGTACGCGAGGATGGCGGGGTCGACTCCGCGGTGAGTTGCCATGGGAGGCCTTTCAGTTCATCCGTACAGGGGTGGGGTTGGTGCGACCGCAGTCGAGGCACTCCCGCTGGCCGAGCCGGACCACCCCGGCCGGTTGGCCGTTGTCGGTGGCCGGTCGGGTGACCCAGTCCTTCAGCCGGGTGCGGGTGTGCTTGCACCGCTTCGCGGCGCGGCGCTCGGCGCGGTTCATGCGGCTCGGTCGAACACGTGCCAGACGAAGATCCCGTCCCGCAGCGTGGCGATGTACTCGCCGACGTTGCCAAGCGGGTGCCCGGTGCCGCGGACGTGAACCGTGCGCCGTTCGTGATGACCGGCGTGCAGCTCGACGATGGCCCACAGCTCGATGACATGCTCGTCAATGATCAGACTGTCGGCCTGGCGATGTCGGAGGAAGGCGTCTCCTCGGGGCAGCCAGCGGAGGAGCTTCGCGTTGTTGATCGCGACCTCGACCTCGTCTTCGATGGGGATCGTGAACTTCCAGATCGTCTGTGTCACTTGATGCGTCCTTCCTTGCGAAACCCGCTGGCGGGGCCGTGATGCGAGACCGATCCGTCGTCGCTCACACAGTGGATGTTGCCGTTCTGGTAGACCGAGGTGACCTTGCAAGCGGTCATCTTCGCGGTCACGTCCTCTCCCTCGACGAGCATGACCGGCCGGACGTAGTCCCCGGGTCGCAGGTTGTGGGTCTTCGCGGTCTTCGTCTTGCTCATTCGATGCCTTCCGCATCAGGGAGCAGCGCGATCGCTGCCCGGATCAGGTTGGCCAGCTCTTCGTGGCCCTCTCGGCGCAATCCGTCGAGGTCGGAGGCGCGCTCGAAGTCGCCGAAACGGTAGTGCGTCGACCGATGGCTCACGGTGCCGTCCTTCAGCACCCGAGGTCCTTCGATGAACCAGTGGGTCCGGAATCGACCCCGGGGATCGAAGCGTCGCCCCCGGGTGACCCGCAGGGTTTCAGGAATCAGGGAAATCGCACGGGAGCCAACGAGTGGCTCCTGGTGTCCCTCAATCTCGAATCGGGCTTTGTACTCGATCGTCCGGAGGTTCACGCTGCCTTCTCTCGTTTGATGGGGGTGAGCAGGGCCTTCGCGAAGTTGACCCCGCGCTGGCCGTCGATGAGGAGCTTGGTCAGGCGCTCCCGGTTGCCTGCGGTGAACGCGATGTTCTCCTCGACCGTGCCGATCGTGCGCAGGTAGTGGATCGTCACCTGGTGGATGCGCGAGACGCGGTGGATGCGGTCCTCGACCTGCTCTTGCTCGTCAGGAATCCAGGTCTCGTCGAGGAACACGAGATCGTCGGCCGCGTCGAGAGTGAGCGAGACGCCACCGGCCTGGGTGTTGAGCAGGAACACCCGCGGGCCACCCGGTTGCTGCCACCGGTCCTTGTTGGCCTTCCGCTGCGCCTGGGACACCTTGCCGGTGACCTTCAGGCACTCGATCCCGATCCGGTTCAGCTCGATCTCGAACATGTCGAGAATCGAGGTGAACTGGCTGGCCACAACCACCTTGCGCTCTTCTTCGTCGGGCTCGATCGAGCTGTGCTTGTTGATCCCGAGGGTGTCGAGGAAGTCGACCAACCAGTCGAACTTCGCCGAGGGCATCTTCGGCAAGAAGCGGTAGGCCTCCTCGCCGTCCTTCAGGTAGGTCTGGATGTCGCCGTGACAGATCGCGAACTGCTTCAGCCTGGTGAGCTCGGCCAGGAAGCTGTTGGCGACCAGGATGCCCGAGTCGAGCATGGTCTCAGCCTGTTCGGCGATCTCGTGGTAGGCCTTCGCCTGCTTCGGGCTCATCTCCAGCCAATGTCCGACCGGGCTGTTTTCGTCGATGATGCCGGTGTCCGGGTGCGGGAGCGGGGTCCCGGCGTAGAGCTTGTCCGGCAGCTCGGCGCGGACCTCCTTCTTCGTCCGACGCAGCATGATCGGCGCGATGTCCTCGTAGAAGAGCTTCGCCTTGGTCTCGTCCAGACCGGCGACCTCGACGTTGCCCCGCTTGCCCTCGCTGCTGCGGACATCGCCGAGCACGTGGAACCACTGCTGGAGCCAGGTGTAGTAGGCGTGGTACTTCTTCGGGTCGAGCCAGTTCAGAGTGCCCCAGAGGTTCTCCGGCTTCCCGCGGAACGGGGTGCCCGAGAGAGCGATCCTCATCCCGTTGTCGGCGACCTTGATCATGCCTGCCCCGGCGCGCACCTGGGTCTGGGACTGCGGGGTCGCGGAGTGACAGATCAGGCAGCGGTGGCTCTCGTCGACGACGAACGCCGACCACTCCCGCTCGTGGAGCTGCGGGTACTTGTGGTCCCACCAGCCAGGCTCGTTGAACAGGCCCATCTTCCCGGTCCTCTTGTGCGGACGGCGAACCTGGGTCGGCTTGACCCACTCCGAGCGCATCATCTCCAGGTTGATGATGATCCAACGGCGGCGGTTGGTCGGCGCCGGTCCGAGGTCGTCGAGGATCTTCTTGCGCTTCGGGCCGGTGCCCATCACGGGAATGCACTCCTCGCTGGGAGCCCAGAGCGCGAGTTCGTCCGGCCAGGTCGTCGCGACGGCGATCGACGGCGCCGCGACGAGAATGTCGCCGGTGAGCTGCGCCTCGGCCATCGCTCCGATGGTCTGGAGCGTCTTACCCAGGCCCGGGTGGTCGGCGAGCAGCGCGTACCGGGTGTGGGTAAGGAACGCGATCCCCGCTCGCTGGTACGCATGTACCACCCGTGAAATAGCAGGTAGATCGCTATGGAAGTGCTCCGACAGCACCGCGTCGCTGCTCGCGCTGGAGAAGTTCTCGATCGCGCCGAGCCGGTCGATCTCGTCCAGCGCCCACTCGTTGAGGCCTTCGGAGATCGACAGCCGCTCACCGAACGTCTGGCGCAGCGCCTTGCAGTTGGTCAGGGTCAGCGGGAGCGAGCCCCCTCCGGCCGCGAGCTTCGTGCCGCCGAGATCCTTCAGCCGCTCCTTCATGACCTCGCGCTCGGTGGCGCGCATCCCGGTCGGCCACCAGACCTCGATCGAGGTCGGCGAGCTGTCGTCGTCGGCTAGCTCAGCCCACAGCTCTCCAGCTCGGAGGGCTTCGATCCGTTCGAGGACGGAAGGATTGTCGGATTCGAGCTCGATGGCTCCCATGGAATGCGTCCCCCGGATTTGATCTGGTCGGTCAACGTGTTGAGCTTGGTGATGTACTGCCGCTTGGCTTCTCGGCCGGTGAAGGTGACCCCGGCCCAGGTGCCGCAGAGCCGCCCGGCCGAACCCTGGTGTCGAGCGATGGCTTGCGCGGCGCCGAGCGCGTCTCGCGAGCATATGTCGAGGAACCGACACTCCTCGATGCACGCTCGGCGTGTCGTGCGTGCGGGGGTGACCGGCGGGACCCCGAACGGGTCGTCTTCGTCGTCGGGGATGTAGTCTTCGGTCTGGAGGTCGCACGGTTTGGGCTCGTTGCGCCAGTGCCGGAAGCGATCCGGGAGGTCGGGGACCTCGAACTCCATGGCCGGATTGGCATCCACGTTGTAGACCGCGAAGATCTTCGGGTCGATCTCGGCCAGCGAGCGAGCGATGCGGCGCCCGGTCACCGACAGAGACTCGATGCGAGACGCCCGGGTCCGTCCGATGGTCACGAATTGTCACCGAGCTCGATCGGGGACTGGTCCCGAACGACTCTCGGCTCGCTGCGCACGCTCTCGCTGTGGATGGGTCGGCCGTACTCCGCGTAACGGTCGATGGCCTCGGCCTCGGTGGAGGCCTGGACGGCGTAGGTGGTCGTGGTCGACTGGTCGATCTCGACGAGGAACTCCTGCACGGGTGTCTCCTGGTAGTGGGTAGTGAGGCGAACGAAGGTCAGCCTAGTCGGTTGACGTCAATTGGTCAAGTGCCTGGTCAGAGGTGGTAGAAGTGGTTCGGGCTGACGAGGTAGTAGATCGACGGAATCCACATCAGCATCCAGCCGAAGAGCAGATGCAGCGTCAGCGAGTGGCCGGTCTGCACGCGCGTGTAGTTACTCATCGCGGGACCTCCGACTGGGTTCCGTGATTCTGGTTGTCGACGGTCCGGTCATCGTTGTCGAAGATCTGATCCAGAATCACGTCCAGGCCGTAGATCGTGACGAGGTCGTAGTGCCGGAACGAGTATTCCTCGACCGCACCGGCACCGACGTTGATGTGGACCTCCCCTCCATCGAACGAGATCTGGCGCAGCTCAGCGACCACGATCTTCATCGACATCCCGTCGTCGCCGAAGCGCTTCGGGAAGCGGACGTACCGGCCGATGTCGCGCGCCATCAGCTCGCAGGCGTAGACCTGGATGCAGTTGTCACCGAGCGACCGAGCGGGCTCCTGGCGCGCGACCCATCCACCCTGGCTTGTCGTCGCCGCGGCGATCGTGATCGTGTCGTCGGCCTTGTCGAGGTTGTCCATCGCGTTGAGCTGGTACGCCATCCGGTCCTGGTCGGCGATCTTCTTCTTGGTGGCCATTGGTTATTTCTCCAATTCGGAGTCGTAGCTAGGGATTTCACTGTCGGGGATGTAACGAACTGACTCCCCGATGGGCTGGGGGAGGAGGCGAAAGAGGGTCCCGGAGGTCGTAGAGACCTTCTCCAACAGGCCGATTTTCACCAGAGCGGTGAGTCGGCTGTACGCGGCAGACTCATTTAGGCCTAATATCGTCGCGGCTCCCTTGGCGGTCACTTCTTCGCCGGAGGTCGATTCGACCATCGAGTAGGTAGCGAACTGAACATCGGTTAGGGCCTGGAGGTCCCTTCCCAGGTCATCGGTGAGACCAGTAATGAGGGGCCTCCTCTGCGACTTCGTTGCCGATCTCCTATATGGCCGATCGCGCATGGGCTCCTGCGACTGCTCCGAAGGGGGCTGCGACGACGGCCATTTCGAGAGGAAGTCCGCGATTTCAGCGGGGGTGCCGTTCAGGGACACGCCTCGGTAGACCGCTCTCATCAGCCGATCTTCTTGATGCGGCAGACGGCGACGGAACGGAAGCCGCCGCCGACCTGGAGGAAGTGCAGGATGCGGAGGTCTTCTCCGTGCTCCTCGGGGTCGAACTCCGCGGGGGTGATGTGCGGCGGGTACTTGCCCCCGTCACCATCGACGATCGCGCGGTCGAGCGCGCCGGACAGAGCGTTGAGCCAGACGACCTCGACGCGGTTGTTCGACTTCCGGTTGACCCCGAGCTTGGTCAGGATCTCCGCGGAGGTGAGCGGGGACGCGACGCCGGACCAGTTGCGGCTCGGATTGGCCTGCTGGCTGCGCACCGCAGCGTAGGTGTCCTGCTGGCTCCAGAGCGCGTTCGGCTGGTCAGCGGGGCGAGCGCGTTCCGCGGCGTCCTTGTGCGCGATCGCTTCGGCGGCGATGTCGAACTCGTCGACCTCGGGCACCATGCCGACGTGCTCCATGACCGTCTTCTCGGTGGGCGGCACTTCGTCGTCGCTATGGGCGGCACTCTCGTCGTCGGTGTCCGGATGGGCGGCACTGGTGGGCGGCACGTCCTGGTGGGCGGCACTATGGGCGGCACTGGTGGGCGGCACTGGCGCCTGGTCGGCGTCCACCGGCCCGGGGTCGGGCTGGTCGTCCTCGGGCTGCCGCGCCTCGGGGCCGAGGACGTGGAAGTCGTTCTCGATCTGCTCGCGCACGTCGCCGCTCTCGGTGTCCAGCACCTTCGTGGCGCCGCTGGGGTCGGTGTAGGTGACCTGGTCGTTCTCGGCGTCGGGGTCGACGGCGTAGAAGGCCTTCAGCTCCTCCCGGTCTCCAATCTCGTTGATCTCGCGCCGCAGCGTGACGAAGGCGAACTTCTTGTTGACCTTCGGGTGCCCCTTGGCCGGGGTCCAGTCGTACTTCTGCGCGTGCGCGGTGATCTGATTGGCCAGATCGAAGGCGTCCTGCTGGGCCTCGCTCAGTTCAGCCATGGTTCTCCTTAAATAATGTTGTTACTCAATAATATTCATTATTAATCAGCGGATTTCTCGCGTACTCGCTGTACTCGGGTACCGGCGGGTCGGGGCGGGCTCGCGGGGCTCGGCCGCGGGGTCGGGTGCCACGGGGTCGGGTCGCGGGGTGGTCGCGCGCGTCGAACGTGCGTTCGACCGGGGTGGGTCGAACACTTGTTCGATCGAACCTCTGTTCGATTGGGTCCCGATTCTGTCCGGCCGGTTGCCCGTTCGCGCTGTGCCGCGCGATCGCCGTATCGGGTCCCCGTTGGCGCGCTTACCCTGGCGCCGTCGGTGCGCGTAGCTCTCGCGCTTCCCGTGTCCGCTGTGCTGTTTTCAATGGTCCCGCTGCGCCGTCCGGCGCGATACGACAACTGTACCTGTTACCGGGCAACCGTCGCAACTCCCGGCCGTGTGGCCGTGTCGCGCTGCTCTCGTGTGCTGCTCATGAGACCACCGTACACACGTGCGCCGGTTGTCGCCAATCTTGCCAAGTACGGCCGTCGTCGCTTACTGTATCCCCACCGGCCGCACACGGCGACCGGATGAGAGGACACTATGACACTCACGCTCACCCCGCTCACCGGCGCCGACGCGCAGCGTTTCGACGGCGCGCAGTTCGACGACGCGACCGTCTACCGGATCGCCGATACCCGCGTGTCCGGTGTCGTCACCGCGCGCCGGGTCCTGTCGGGCAACGGTGCGCCGACCCACCGGGCGATTGACCCGACAACTGGCCGTGACGCCGATTCTGATACCCCGATCGCGCTCTATCCGTCGCTGTGGCTCACGTTCGGCGCGCAGGTGCGGGGGACCTATCTGAACACTCACGACACCGAAGAGATGTATCCCGAACCGTTCACCGTCAACGGCCGCGCGTATCACCGGGTGACGGTGCGCGTCGACTTCCATCCGGTCGGTGTCGCCGGTCTCGACGTCAATTACACGTCACCCCAATCGGTCTCGCAATGGAACAGGTACCCGGTCGAGACCGCGCGAGAGCGTGCCCGGGATCTCGCCGACGGCGTCGGGGGTGTCCTGTTTGTCGAGAGCGTGCCCGGGACCCACGGTGAGCGCTCGCACGGCGTCTACGTCGCCGACGTCTCGCAGTTCGACCGCGGCGAGATGACGCAGGCCGGTCGCCGCACGACCGAAAGGATCGCCGTCGAGATCTTGCGTGCGCAGATCGACACCGGTGTCGAGACCGATTGGCTCGACGACGTCGCCGCGCATGTCAATGCGCAGATCGCAGCGGCCGACGAGATCGCGCACCGATGGAACGTCGAGAGCGCGAGGCTTCAGAACGTGCGCGTTGCTGCGCGCACCGAAGCGGTTTGCGGTCACGCCGTGGTGATCCGATGACACTCACCCTCGACACGCGCGTCGCTACCGGCGCGCTCGCGATTGACGTTGAGAGCGTCGGCGAGACCGTCGCGACGCTCACCGCGGCCGGGTATGTCTGGCAAGTGATCGCCGACGCCGACGACACCGGCGCCGACCGGGTGCGCGTCGTGTGCCACGGTCGCCGGATCTCGCGACTGTTCGACCGGTGGCAGTACCCGCGGGCCGACGTGTGGTCGGCCGTCGCCGTCGCCGGTGTCCGCACGCTCACCGGCGCACAGCGGGTGACGCTCACCCTCGCCCCGGCCGGACCCGGCGCCGTATCGTTCCGCGGCCGACGGCCGCTTCCCGACGCCGAACGTCACGCCGTCGAGAGCGCAGCGCGGCACTACGCCGTCACTGATCTCGACTAACCGCTCACTCCCCTACTGACAGAACAGGATCGGACCATGACTGTTACCCAACTCCCCAACGGCGCATACGCCGGGATCGACGACGACGACCGCGCGGCGCGGATCGCCTACCTCGGACGGCCGCGCCGACCGGGGGACCCCGGCGACCACTACCGGACACCCCGCGGATACGCGCGCTGCTACCGGTGCGAGAACAGCGCGACGACACACGTTCGGATGGCGATTAGCTCACTCACGCCGGTGTGTTTCCAACACCTGGACATGCTCGACGTCGAGCGGGACCCCTACGGGACCACGGTCGAGCGCGTACAACCGACCACCGAAAACAACTGAGAGACAGGACACCCCACCATGGACACGCGAATCATTGACCACGTCGACACGACCCGAATCGGGACTCAATCGGACGACGGCCTATTGCAGCTCACTGACATCGGGTGCGACACCGACACCGACGACGCTGTGAGCGTCACCGTCCGGGAGCTGATTGGTCACAACGGATGGACATGTTCCCCGCGGTCGCTTGACAAGCGTATGCGCCGCTTCGCTGCGCGCTGCTCGGGATACGGCGACCGTGCGCGGGTGAGCGTCGAGCGTCGGTGGATCGCTTACGGGTGCGACAACGTGACCTATTCGGTCCGTCCGGCCGACGGCCGACCGGGGGAGCGCTCCCGAGCGCGCCTCGACGGGATCTTTGCCGCCAACGGATGGCGCAGCGCGGCGAGCGATAAGTCGGGACACCCGGACGTGTACGTCCGGGACACGACACACGGGGGACCTCGGGCAATGGTCCAGGTGTATAGGGACCCGGCGCGGGGTCGAGTCACCGGAGCGACGCTGTTCGACGACGACGGCCGCGCCTACCCGTTCCCATCACACGGGACGCTGCGCGCGGTGAGCGCGTACCTGCTCGGGTACCGGTGGAAGGTCACGACATACAACGGCGCCGTCCCGACGTTCGGCGTTCGCTACGGTCCCTCGGGGTCGATTGTGTTCCCGACCGAACCGGCCGCGCGCCGGTACTTCAAGCGCGTCAACCGTGAGCAGAGCGCAACGATCACCCGTGTCCCACCGGCCGACAAACCGGCCGGTACCCGGTAGTTTGCACGGTTGACGTTAAGCGCGTAACGTATCCCACATCGGGTCACCGGGACCCACTCACGAAAGGATCGACCATGACACTCACACACGTTGTTACCGTCCGCGACACCGTCACGCTGCGCCGGGATCTCTCAGCTACCGGGTACGTCGGCGCAGTTCATCCCGACGGCGTCACCGTGCGGGTGTCCTGGGAAGGCGGGGCCGGTGTCTCGACCCTCGAAAACATCGCCGATCTGTTCTATATCCTGCCTGCCGATCACGTCGGCGAGCGTCACACGGTTGATCTGCGGCCGGGTGTCCCGACGGTGTGCGGCGCCGGTGTGTTCACGTGGACAGACGAGTACGGCGACGAGTACGCGGGAAGCTGTACTCACCCCGCTGGGCATGACGGGGACTGTGCCGTGTCGATCGACGGCCTCGACGGCCTCGACGACGAGCGTTGCGTCGCGTGCGGTGAACCGGTCGACTACTGCCAGGGACACGGCGAGATCGGCGACCCGGTCGGCCGTGCGATCCTCGACGCACACGACGACGGCGACCACAACAATTGTCACCCGCTCGGGTGCGACGACGCTCCCCGGTCGTACTGGTACCGGTTCAACCGGCCGATGGAGCGGGAGCACTACGTCGGCGATCTCGACGGTCTCGCGTATCACGTCGCGCGTCTACTCACCGTCCGGACCGTTCGCCTGCTCGACGACGGCCGCATGGTCGACGCCGGTTGCGGGATGACCGTCGGCGAGTATGGCGAACTGTAACCCTCACTCATCCCGCGGCCGGGTCACCTCGACCCGGCCGCGCCCTCACAGATAGGAAACGCTCATCATGTCCGCAACGGGATACCTCGGCCGCAACGTGTACCGGTCGGCCGACGAGAACAAACAACCGACACCCGTCGAGCGGCTCACGGGGACCTCGACGACGTTCGGCCCTCGACCGCGCACGCTGCGCCGTAACGCCGACATCGGGCCCGCGATCGCCGACCGGATACCCGCCCTCGACGGCGGCGTGAGCGACGACGACGCGCGCGCAGCGGCCGCGTTTCGCACCCGCAACGGCGCCGTGTCGGCCGGATGGATCCCGTACGGCGAACTGTGCCGGTGGATCACGGGTCGATACGACGGCGCAGACAACGGGTGCGCGCTCCCCGCGGGGTGGCGCCGGGAGCTGTCCGAAGTCGCCTGCACACAATCGACGGCGTACGTGTACGTCGTATTCAGCTACGAAACGCCGATAGCGTGGCTGGACATGCGGGACGCGGCGCCGGTGCGCTCCCCGCTGCTCACGGTCCCCGATGTCCGCTATTCCCTCTCGACCGGCCGTCACCAATCGGCGTGCCTCGGATACTTCCCGCGCAACGCCGACGGGACGCACGACTACTCGCGTGAGTACGTCCGCACCGGTGAGCGTGCGACGCTCCCCGACGTCGACCCCGGGGAAGTCTCGCGTGGCCGCGGCCGGTCCCCGTTCGGACCTCGACGGGGAGGCTACTGAACATGCGAGCGTCCGAACGTCGCGCGCTCCGCGCGATCACGGCCGACGCGCTGCGCGGGGTGGTCGCGATACCGGCCGACTCCCCTCACTACTGGCAAGCGCTCGACACCCTGCACACGGCCCGCGCACACCGGCGCGCGCTGCTCACCCTCACAGATTGGCCCGAAAAATGACACACTCACCCGCTGCTAGCGACGTAATCGCAACGCGCACACTCGACCCCGTCGACGGTTTCACGCTCACCGCTTTCGAGGTCCCCGACACCGACTCGACACCGATCGGCCAATCGCTCGACGAGGGTGGCTGTTACACGGCCGACGACATCGAGGCATGGCGCCGTGATGAGTGGCAGTACGTCGGTGTCGTCGTCGTCGCGTCGCGCGCCGGGGTGGATCTCGGGAGCGCGTCGATATGGGGAATGGACACCGGCGACTATTGGGACGCGATCACTCGCGCCGACGGCCGGACACCCTACGGGGTGCTGGACAACGTCCCGAACAGCGTCACCACGGGACACCCTCGGGAGGATGGCGGGATCGACTACGTCACCCGGGATGACTTTGCCCACGGATACGGCGCAGACCTGATCTCTGAAGCGCTCACCGAAGCGCGCGCGACGGTCGCCGCGCTCACGTCGCCGGACGTCGTAATCCCGGTGTGCGACGAGTGTGGGGAGCGCGCCGACGGCGTGAGCGACGCGCACGGCGTCGCCTGCTCACTGTTCACGGGCAACGTCGCCGGGGACCCCTACGAGGTCCCGGCGCCGACGTTCTACCCGGGTGCGGGAGGCTGGCACACCGAACAGCGGGGGACATGCACGTATCACGTCGCGACCATCGCCGGGGGACATCGCGCGGCGTATGTGACGTTGAGCGATGCCAACGAGTACGTCGCCGGTCTCTACGACACAACGGACACCCCGCACGTGATCGGGACGTTCCCGACGCTGTTCGACGGGAAGCGCGCGGCCGACGCTGCTCGGGAGCGGGGGAGCGTCAAGTGAACGTCACGACACCCGACGGCCGTGTGATCGGCCGCGTGGATCTCACCCCGACCGACGTCGCAGCGCTCGCGCACGGTGTCGGCGCCGACGTCGAGCGACGCGCTCGCGCTCTCATCGGCGCGCAGCGCGCAGCGATCGCCACCGGGGGAGGCTGGACACCGGGACCGTCGACCGACGCGCGACCGTCGAGCGGGGAGCGTCCCCGTCGCCGTCGATGGTGGCCGTGGATCGCCGGTGTGTTCGGCGCGCTCGCGCTGCTCGGGATGATCGCCGACACCGACGAGACACCCGCGGCCGACTCCCCGGCCGTCGAGGTCCCCGCAACCGTGGCACCGCAACCGGTCGACGCTGCGCGCGCGGTCCCGGCCGCGGACGGTTCGATCATGGTTGGGGCCGTCGTGGTCGACAACGTATTCGACGACCGCTCACCGCTGCGCGACCGGTTTGCCGGTGTCGTGATCTCGCACGGCGCAACCGGGACCGTCGGCCGTGAGCTTGACGCGAACCTACGCGACGGGATCAAGTTCTGTCGGGATCTCGCGACCGGGCAACCGATCGCCACCCGACACGCGGCGATCGTCACCGGGACCGCCCCGGCGCGCGCCGGGTACGGGGACCTCGGGACCCAACGTCGCGCGATCGTCACCGCTGCGCTCTCGACGCTGTGCCCTGCTCTGTAACCCTCACTCACACAACAAGAATTGGAGCTGTCATGCACTTCAAACCGGGTAACGCGCTCGCGCAAGTGAGCGACCGGCACTATCTCACGCTCGACGACGTCGTCGAGTACTCCCGGACCGACCGGTATCCGGCGCCGCGCAGCGCTACCGGGTACGGCGAGAGCGCAACGGCGCACCGGTTGCGCTGCGCCGTCGGCGACGACGGCCGGATACTCACCCGGCGTGTGTACGTCCTGAACTATGGCAACGGGGGAGGCACGCCGTACGTGTACGGCCGGGTGAGCGGGGAGCGCACACGGTTCTACCTCGACCCGTGGGTCGAGGACTACGTGCGTGCCATGGTCGCGCTCGACCGGAAAACGTCGGCCGTCGAGACGCTCGACGTCACCCGCGCAGCGACACAGGACCGATGGAACGATTACGGGTACGCCGACCGGGTGAGCGCGACCGACGGTAGTCCTCGGGGACCGCTGCGCGTCTACCCGACGTCGAGACCAGACGACGTCGGCCGGTTAACCCGTGAGGGTCGTCTGTACTTCGCACGTCGGGACGCGCAGCGATGAGCGCGCGCGACGAGTGGCGACTGGGTGCGCCGGGAATGCTCACGTCCGGCGACGTGTGGTCACAGTCTCGACCGGCGACCGTCAACGTTCTCATGTGGTCGGCCGACAACGCCGAGGGAAACAACGTTTACGCGCGACCGCGAGGACCGATCGCCGACGTGGTCCGGGATCTTGTCTGGCAGACATGGCGAGAGCTGCGGCCGACGCTCGCGCAGCGCTACCCGGACGCGATTGTCACCGTGCGGCCGGACGACTGCTATCGCGGCCGGTGGCACTACACCGTGTGGTCTCACCCGTTAGTTGCGCCGGTTAGCGTCAACCCGTAATGTCTGTCGTGTCGGCGAGAGACGCCGACGAGACGAGAGGACACCCCATGGCACACAACACACTCACCGCGCAGATGTTTGACGCGCTCGCGTCGGTCGACATCGACGGCGTCGACATCTCTCAGGACCACGCCGGTCGGTGGCTCGACCTCGAATTGACCACCGGGGAGGGCGGGGACCTGCTCATCGACCGTGATCGCCGGTACCCGGACGGTCTCGGGTGGCGGACACGGTGCGACCGTGTCGGGACCCGTCACCACCGGACCATGGGGGACGTTGTCGACTACGTGACGTGGTGGGCCGACCGGTACGGCTACACGACACCGGACGTCGCGCCGGTGACGCTCACCCTGTTCGACGGCGGCGCGTCGGTCGACGTATAGCTCACCCCTCGGGACCCGGTCACTACGGCCGGGTCCCGTTTCATCTCTCACAGATTGGATCTCCCCATGACAGACCACCGGACACCCGGAATCATCACCAAAGTCGACCGACTCACCCGGGCAAACACACTCGCGCTCGAAACGGCCGTCACCCGCGGATACCTCGACGGCGACCGGGTCGACGTCGGTCGCACCGTCGCGACGTTTCGGGACGCGACTGCGGCCGACGCGCTCGCGTTGCTCGACGCTGCTCGGGAAGCGCTCGCACAGGATCACGGGACCCGGGGACACCCCGTAGCGTCGCTACCGGCCGTGCGCCGTAAGTTGGTCGCGCTGCTGTAATTCCCGGCGCATCGGGTGAGTTGGTCCCCGACGTTGGATGACACCCGACACCCCGTCACTCCCCATGGTGACGGGGTGTCGGCGTGTGTGCGCTGTGCGGGTGTCGTGTGTGCGGGTGGATCTCGGGGAGCGTCGTCGAGAGCGGGTGCGCTGCTCGGGAGCGTGAGAGCGTCGCTGTGCTCGACGCCGGGAAGGTGAGCGGGTGAGTGTGCGCTCATCGCTGCGCGGCCGTGTGTGGCGATCTCGGGACGTGTGCGGCCGTGTGTCGTCGAGCAGGGTAGGGGTGTCATGGGTAGGGGTGTCCTAGGTAGGGGTGTCTGTGCGGCGCCGAATGATGGGAGCATTTCAAAAAACTTTACTGACTTGAATTATCTTTACTGACATGGATTATCTTTACTAACGTGCATATAGGCAGATACGAGGTAATTGTTTTCTAAGAATGAACAGGAATAAATAATTAATTATTTGTATTAGGCATTGTAATAGGCATAGGGGAGGGGTCCTATATAGGGGTATTTATGCACATTGAATAATACTTAGATGTTCTAATAATATTTCTAGAAATAATTCTGAGATATTTCTAGAATGAGTTGCACAATTGACGTCAATCGTTTAAACTAAGAATGTCAGCAAGGAACGAACAAAGGAGCAGAAAATGACCAGCACGATTGAGTACACCGAAGGCCACCGGTACACGGCGGAAATGATCGGGATCGGCGACACCGAAGAGATCAGTGCAATACGAGAGCACATTTCCCGGGTCGAGCGTGCAGCGTCGACCGACTTCGCCACTTGGGACCGCTGTTACTGGTTTGCCACGGGGTGCGCCGACGCTCTCGCCGGGAAGCGCGACCGGACACACGGCCGCTGACAGCCTCGACACCGACGGCCGTGCCCTACGGGGTGCGGCCGTTTTTCTGCGCGCAGCGTGGCCCTGAGCTGCGCGTATGGTCCCTCGGGGACCCGGCGACCGCGCAGCGGGGGACGGGGGAGGGACCCCCTCCCCGGCCTGCGGCCAGGGGCCCGCCGCGTAC